TCAGGAACTAGTGGAAGCTCAGGTTCTTCAGGAACTAGCGGTAGCTCAGGTTCTTCAGGAACTTCAGGTTCAAGTGGTACCTCAGGTTCTTCAGGAACTTCAGGTTCAAGCGGTTCATCAGGAACTAGTGGAAGCTCAGGTTCTTCAGGAACTAGCGGTAGCTCAGGTTCATCAGGAACTAGCGGTAGCTCAGGTTCTTCAGGAACTAGCGGTAGCTCAGGTTCTTCAGGAACATCTGGTTCAAGTGGTTCTTCAGGAACATCTGGTTCAAGTGGTACCTCAGGTTCTTCAGGAACATCAGGTTCAAGTGGTTCTTCAGGAACTAGTGGAAGCTCAGGTTCATCAGGAACTAGTGGAAGCTCAGGTTCTTCAGGAACTAGTGGAAGCTCAGGTTCATCAGGAACTAGTGGAAGCTCAGGTTCTTCAGGAACTTCAGGTTCAAGCGGTTCATCAGGTTCAAGTGGTTCATCAGGAACATCTGGTTCAAGTGGTACATCAGGTTCAAGAGGAACATCAGGAACTAGCGGTAGCTCAGGTTCTTCAGGAACATCAGGTTCAAGCGGTTCTTCAGGAACTAGCGGTAGCTCAGGTTCATCAGGAACTAGTGGAAGCTCAGGTTCTTCAGGAACATCTGGTTCAAGTGGTTCTTCAGGTTCTTCAGGAACTAGTGGAAGCTCAGGTTCTTCAGGAACATCTGGTTCAAGCGGTTCATCAGGAACTAGTGGAAGCTCAGGTTCTTCAGGAACATCAGGTTCAAGTGGTACATCAGGTTCTTCAGGAACTTCAGGTTCAAGCGGTTCTTCAGGAACTAGCGGAAGCTCAGGTTCTTCAGGAACATCAGGATCAAGTGGTTCTTCAGGAACTTCAGGTTCAAGTGGATCTTCAGGAACTAGCGGAAGCTCAGGTTCTTCAGGAACATCAGGATCAAGTGGTTCTTCAGGAACTTCAGGTTCAAGCGGTTCATCAGGAACTAGTGGAAGCTCAGGTTCTTCAGGAACATCAGGTTCAAGTGGTACATCAGGTTCTTCAGGAACTTCAGGTTCAAGTGGATCTTCAGGAACTAGCGGTAGCTCAGGTTCATCAGGAACATCAGGTTCAAGTGGTTCTTCAGGAACTAGTGGTAGTTCAGGTTCTTCAGGAACATCTGGTTCAAGTGGTTCATCAGGTTCAAGCGGTAGTTCAGGAGTTTCAGGAGCTTCAGGAACTAGTGGAACTTCAGGTTCAAGTGGTTCTTCAGGAACTAGCGGTAGCTCAGGTTCATCAGGAACATCTGGTTCAAGTGGTTCAAGCGGTTCATCAGGTTCAAGCGGTTCTTCAGGAACTAGCGGTAGCTCAGGTTCTTCAGGTTCAAGTGGTTCATCTGGTTCAAGCGGTTCATCAGGAACTAGCGGTAGCTCAGGTTCTTCAGGAACATCTGGTTCAAGTGGTTCATCAGGATCTTCAGGTTCAAGCGGTTCTTCAGGAACATCTGGTTCTTCAGGAACATCTGGTTCAAGCGGTTCTTCAGGAACATCTGGTTCAAGCGGTTCTTCAGGAACTAGCGGTAGCTCAGGTTCTTCAGGTTCAAGTGGTTCATCTGGTTCAAGTGGTTCTTCAGGAACATCAGGTTCAAGCGGTTCATCAGGAACTAGTGGAAGCTCAGGTTCTTCAGGAACATCAGGTTCAAGTGGTACCTCAGGTTCTTCAGGAACTTCAGGTTCAAGCGGTTCATCAGGAACTAGTGGAAGCTCAGGTTCTTCAGGAACATCAGGATCAAGTGGTTCTTCAGGAACATCAGGTTCAAGCGGTTCATCAGGAACTAGTGGAAGCTCAGGTTCTTCAGGAACTAGTGGAAGCTCAGGTTCTTCAGGAACATCTGGTTCAAGCGGTTCATCAGGAACTAGTGGAAGCTCAGGTTCTTCAGGAACATCAGGTTCAAGTGGATCTTCAGGAACTTCAGGTTCAAGTGGTTCTTCAGGAACATCTGGATCAAGTGGTACATCAGCGGCGTCTGCATTAACTAATAATACTAACAATTATTTGGTAACGGCAACAGGAGACAGTGGAACTCCTTTTAATGGTGAGGCTAATGCTACATTTGACGGATCTCAATTAACCCTTCTTGATGGAACAACCACGGCTCCGGCATATTCATTTCTTAATGATAGAGATACAGGTTTTTTAAGTAGAGCGGCAAATACACTATCACTTACTCTTGCTGGCGCTGAAGAATTTAGATGGCTTTTAAATGGTTCAGATGGTGAATTCCACGCAACTGGTGATATAGTAGCATTTTCAACAACTCCTTCAGATGAAAGATTGAAAGAAAATGTACAAGATGTTGAAAACCCTATTGAAATCATACAAAAATTAAGAGGAGTTACTTTTGATTGGAAGTATAATAACAGAGGAAGTGATATTGGTTTTATTGCGCAGGAAGTAGAAAAAGTATTACCTCAAATTGTTAGAGAGAAAAATCTAATGAAATCTCCTGATGAGAATGAAAAATATAAAGTAGTTGCTTACGATAGATTAATACCAATTCTTGTAGAATCTATTAAAGTATTAACCGCAAGAATAGATGAACTTGAAAAAAAACAAAAATAAAATTAAACAAATAAAACTAAAATGACAGTCCCAAGTACAAACGTAAAATTTAGTGATGTGTGGAGTGAAGCTAATGGAACCTATACTTCAGGTTCCCTTGGCTTAAACTATCCAATGAGTTTCTATAATTATTTTGAGGGTCCAAATGGATCGTTTTCGGTAGGAGATAATAATTGGGGTCAAGGATCAAATTCTGGTTCGGATAGAATATATGGTACCTCAGCAAAAACAACAAATATAAAAGTTGGTGATTTTAAGGGACTAACGTATTTTTATGATCAAAGTCAATTTAAAATTTTAATAAATGTTACAAATAATGCGTCGACACCTAACGATGATGATGTACAAGTAACAGTTACTTTATTTGATAGTGCTTTTACTTATTCTTATGTTACTGGTGGTCAATTGGTAGATGCTGGTGATAATGTTAGTTTTGATATATCACTATCAACAACTCCTATAATTGCTATAGGTTATTGGCAAGTTAGTCTTGAAACAACTATGGCTTTTACAGGTTCTATTGTAGATATATCTATTAATGGAACATCTAAAGTTAGTTCGGTATCCTTACCTCAAGGTACAACAACCTTTTTTGATTCTAACACATATGGTGTTCAGGGTGCGGATGGTAACGGACTTACTTTTGATATAACTATAAATTAATAACATAAAAAAACCCCAACCATACTAAACGACTGGGTTTCTAATTATTCTAACGATTATCTATATGAATAATGATTTGTTTATAACATTCTAAAAAATGTTCATTTCATAAATCTCATTTAATATTGTAATCCGACACAAAAGTAAAAACAAAAAAAGGGAGCCATTTGACTCCCTTGTTCATTTAATGATTTATAATAACTTATTGATAACTTGAATAGGATTTTTCCTCAACAAATAAGGAACCGTATTTTAAATTAATATCTTTTTTTATTTCGGCTCTTACATCATTGGTTATATATACGGACCGAGCTAATTCGATAAATTCAGAATCAAATTGTTTGTCCCTTTCCTTATCTCTTAATTTATCTTCAATAACCCATAAGGTTTTATTAATCTCAAATAATCTAAGATAATCATCATGATTAGTTTTTAATTCCGTAAATACTATTTCATATAAATAATGGAATTCTTTTTTTATGTTTTCTAACTTAACCTCATCTTTGATAAATTGTGTTTTAATTTGGAGGATTGATAATTTATCGACAATTTCCCCGATTGATACTTCTATTTTCATGGTTTTGCGTTAATTTTATTATGGTAACTTTATTTACTTGAAAAGTAATGTTATATTACCAAAAAGGAAATAATAATGATTAATACTCAAGAAAGAAAAGAATTTTTATTGAATTCTTACAGAATGTTTGGTCTTCATGATGATGAAGGAGGAGTTAACAAAACTCAAGGTTTGTTTATGATGTGTGATGACATCGTTAAACCAGAATTTGTGGTTGCAGAAATCGGTTCTTATGCTGGTGTTAGTAGCGAAGTTTTGGCATTAAATTGTAAAAAATTAACTTGTATCGACACATGGGAAGATTGGAATAATGATGGAATTATATTCCAAGCTATGGGATTGTTTGATAATATGATATCATTGTATCCTCACGTTGATAAGTTACATATGAGGGGAGATGAAGCATCCAAATTATTCCCTGATGAACATTTTGATCTGGTTTATATTGACGCATCGCATTGGTATGATGATGTTGTAAATGACATTAATACTTGGTTACCAAAAATTAAAAGTGGTGGTTATTTGGCTGGACATGATTATATAGAATGTAATGATGTTCTATATGTTGTTAACGATTATTTTGGTAAAACACATTCAATAACAAGATACCCTGATAGTAGTTGGGTGATTAAAAAGAATTAAATTTATGAGTAATATATACTATCTAATTCACAGTAGAAGTTTTGGCGATACATTGGCGTCAACACCAACATTGCGTTACCTATCACAATCACACAACCAAAAAATTAATATTGTTACACATAAAAAACATATTTTTAAAAATAATCAATATGTTAATAATTGTCTAAGTTTTGACGAATTTAATGATTTGGGTATGTCCAATATTATCAAATATGAATCATTCACTTACGCTGGAAGACAAGACAATAATGGTATTGAAAAAAAGTTTTCACATATTGATACAAGACAACTCCACGCAATGGATTTAGGTTTTCAATTAATGTCACATCAAATGGAATATGATTATACTCCAGACTATGTTGAATTACCATACGATTTACCTGAAAAGTATGTTGTTTGTCATATCACCCAAAATTGGGCGAATAGGACTTGGGACACCAAAAATTGGCAAAGATTAATTGATTGGTTGTCCGATAATAAAATCTTTACGATTTTAATTGGTCAGGACCACTCTGAAAAACTTCATGATTCAATTAGTGTGGACCCTTTAATTAAAGCTTGCCCTAAATTAGATAATCTTTATGGTTTAGATTTAACTAACATAATAGAGTTAGAAGAAATGTACCAAGTGATTAAAGGTTCATCGGTTATTGTTACTATGGATACTGGACCACTTCACATTGCAGGTTGTACTGACACACATATCTTACAACTTGGAAGTGCAACTCACCCATTATTAAGAATACCTTACCGAAACAATACCCAAAATTATAAATATGATTTTGTTGGTGGTACTTGTAATATATTTTGTAATAGTGATTTGAAATATAATGTTAAAGAGTGGGGTCATATAAATGCGGTTGCACCACTTACTGACTGTTCTGAAAATAAACCAACATTTGAATGTCATCCACATGTGGATAAAGTTATTAGTAAATTGAAAGAAATAATTCAATTCCAAGAAGAAAATAAATATTTAGAGTTCTTTGAACTACTACCTGATACCGATGAAGATAAAATTAATTTTAATTTCAAAAAAACAACAGATGATGTTGTTAGTATTGTAGTTAAAGATGTTCATACGGGGTTAATTAGAGATAGATTTACCAATCGATGCGAACGATTATCTGAAGGGAATTATTGGTGGGCACCAATGCCTGGAAAAGTAAAAAATCTTGGAGACATCGATTTGTATTTTTATTTGAATGATGAATTCCAAGGTAAACAAAGATTGTATTATCCTGGTGGAATGGATTTAATCGTTAATGACAAAAAATATACATTAGATTATTTAGACGGATACGATTACCCAACATTTTGGGAAATATTTGTAAATGGTGATTACGAAAAAGAACCATCATGTGTTATAGAAAAAGGTGATGTTGTTTTGGATATCGGAGCAAATAAAGGATTTTTTACTCTAAATGCATTACAGAAAGGTGCATCTAAAGTTTATAGTGTTGAACCTGTTAAACATTCGTATGAGCAGATAAAAAAATTATTAAATGATTTTCCAAATGTTGAACCAATAAATAATGCGATTGGTGAAACTAATGGAACTATAAGTATGTTTGTTGACTCGGACGCTTCGGCAACCAATTGTGTTACAACATATGGCGATATGTTTGGTAGAGAATCAAACAAAGTTGACGTAGAATCAATTAATATCAATACTCTAATTGAACAAATTGACTCAAAAATTAACTACATGAAAGTTGATTGTGAGGGTTCTGAGTTTGAGTTATTTAAAACAATAACAGAACAAAATCTAAAAAATATCGATAAGTTAGTAATTGAAACTCATGGTGATGAGATTGATGCTTTTGTACATAAAACACTAACCAATAATAATTTCAGAGTTCATAAACACAATAATATACTATATGCAATTAACGAAAACTAATATGTTAAAATTTGGTGTGTATACAACTTTCTATAATTGTGAAAGGTTTATTGATAAAATATTCACATCAATAGAATTATTAAATTATGATAATTTTGAATGGCACATAACTGATGATTATTCAACCGATAATACTAAAAGTTTGGTATTTGAAAGATTAGACAAAAGTCCATTGAAACATAAAATAATTTATTATGAACAATCGGAAAAAAAACAAATGTATTGGAAACCAAATGAGTTTTTTGATGAAACATTTGATTGGATTATTTTGGTTGATGCTGACGATGATTTTGATAAAAATTTCCTAAATGTATACAATACTTTTTTATACGGAAGAGATGATGTCTCTTTGGTATCATCTGACTTCTTTAAAATTAATGAAAGTGATAATTCAAGACACTCAATATCATATGTAATAAATAATGATATTATATCAAATAAAATTAACCAATATCATCCATCTTGTGATTACTTGAATAACATTAGTTATAGTTGTTTTGGTCATTTAAGAGGATTTAAAAATATAATACCATCATTCGATGTTGATGACATGTTGGCGTGTGCTGAAGATAGTTATCACATATTTTGGTCCAATTCATTTGGAAAGTATTTACACATCCCAAGACCATTATATACATGGTATTTAAGGGATGACTCCGAATCTCATCGTAAAACGATACCCGCAAATTTTAATGATAATTTTAATATTGCCTTAAATAAACTTAATCAAAGTGATGGTGGTGTTGATAAAATGTTTAATGACATTTATATTGAAACATCAACTTTGGGATCATACGACTTCAAAAACTTAAAGGGTCGAAAGGTATCATTATGGACAAGAGTATTATCCCAAGGTCAAAAAGAAACATTACAAAGTTTGTACTATGACATTGATTTGGTATTTAATGACGATACCGCCGAAATACATCTTTATACTTTAAACTTCTATAATGAAAGTGGTTTAGATAATTTGTTACAAAAAACAAAAGGTAAAAAGTTAATGTTTTATTATCAAAACCAAAATTATCATGAAACTAATGAACAAAAAGAAAACGAATTAGATTTTCAACTTAACAAATATCTTAATACTATAGGTAAACATACTGGTTATAGTTGGTGGACATATATTAGACATTTTATTATAAAAAATTAATATGAATAAAAAAGTTTTTTTGAATTTATCAGAGTGTTATGCAATAGGTGATACTTTATGCTCAACACCTACGGTTCGTAAATTGTGTGAAAGTTATGGTAGAAAGATTTATGTTGTAACTCACTTTCCTGAATTATTTGATAATAACCCTTATGTTGAAAAAACATATCATCCAAATACAATTAACGTAGGTCATATAAGAGAACAATTTATTGTTCACACAACTTTTGATATTTTAGGTAATAAGACCGAAAGGGGTGTTGAATATAAACATGCCCGTATTGATATTCGTCAATACCATGCAATTAGTTTGGGGTTCATGTTATCACCTGATGAAATGGAATGTAATTACTATCCTAAAGACTACGAACCCATTGAAAACTTACCTGAAAAATATGTTTTAATTCACCCTGTTCAAACTTGGCCAAATAGAACTTGGTCATCTTCCAATTGGATGAAACTAACAAAAAAATTAAATGATTTAGGTATTTCAGTAGTATCAATTGGAAAAGATAGTTCTGAGAAAGGGTTCTTTAATGTTAATAAACCAACATTTAATTTTGATATTGAAAACGGATTAAACTTAATGAATAAGACAAGTTTATCACAAGCTTGGCATTTGATTAATAAGTCATTATGTTTTGTTACTATGGACTCAGGATTATTACATTTGGCAGGAACATCAGACGCTGAAATTGTTATGTTGGGTAGTGCAATTAAACCTGAGTTTAGAAAACCTTATAGACAAGGTTCACAAGATTATAAACTATCTTACGTTTTAGGTGGATGTGATTTACATTGTTGTTCCGATATGAAACATAGTATTAAAGAGTGGGGTAATATTCAAGGTGTACCTCCACTAATTAATTGCTTAGAAAATAAAAAAACATTTGAATGTCACCCTGGTGTTGATTCAGTTGTAAGATTAATTGAAAATATTAAAAATGGATAATAAATTATTTTGGACTTTAAGTCCTAATGGTGAAGAAGTTTTAAGAAACTTAGAACAAGAGAATAAAAATTTTTCACGGGAAGCCTATTTAAGGGGTGAATTTGACGCTAATAATTACCAATGGTTTGAAATGTTTCACCATTATGTCTTTGACGATAATGGGTGTGATTATGAGAGACTTGGTTGTTATATAAAAGAAGGTGATGTTGTATTAGACTTGGGTGCTAATATTGGTGTATTTGCACACAGAGCAGAAATTCGTGGAGCGTCAAAAGTAATTTCATTTGAACCAGTTACACCAACTTTTAACTGTTTAATAAAGAACAAAGGTCCTAAAACTTTAGTTTATAAAAACGCTGTTGGTGGTAAACATGGTTTTACAACATTTAGGATTCACACAGATTTTACACACATTGGTGGTGGAACAAGTGAAAACCAAGATTTAATGTTAAACCAAAGACCTATTATTCACTCAGAAAGAGTCATTATTATTGGTATTAATGAAATATTTGAAAACATGGAAACCAAAATTGACTTTATGAAAATAGATATTGAAGGTGGTGAAGTTGATGTATTAACATCAATTACTGATGAAAATTTATCATCATTAAGGTGTTTATCCGCAGAATTTCATAAAACATACGAAGAATTTGATGAGTTTCAATCTAACTTTACAGATAGAATGACTTTATTAGGATTTAAGCATTTTACGGCTTATTATGGTGATGGTAATCTAAGAACTTTAACTTTTTGGAAAGAATCATGAAAATATGTATTTTAACATCATATACCGACCACATTAGATGGGATAATTACGGTAAATGTGATTATGGTGATTTCGCATCATTAAATCATCACGAATATTCAAATAAAAATGGGTATTCGTATGTTAAAGAAATTGTAAAAAATGAAGACTATATTAATTGGCACCCAACATGGATTAAAATTGATGTTTTAAAAAAATATCTTCCATTATACGATTATATTGTATGGATAGATGCCGATGCGGTATTTGTTAATCAGGACATCACAATTGAAAATTTAATTTACGGTAATGTTGATTTGGTTATCCCTAAACTTGAGTTAGACCGAGTTAGTGGTAATATGTGGACACATACAACAACAGGATTTATGATATGGAAAAATAGTGAGTGGTCAAAAAATATATTAAATTTATTATGGGACGAACCAAAACAATTTAGGTTTGAATTTTTTCATGAACAATCTAGACTTGATGAATTGTTGTATGATAATTTTACTTTTAATGGTGGTGAAAATATTTTAAATAAAGAGATTACAGATATTGAAACACCAGTTATATTAAACAACATAAAAATATTACCATATTCTTATCATAGATGTTGGGATGATGGTGAAATAAAATATGTTTACCATGCTGGTGGTAATACAGGAACTAAATTAGAAAGAATAAAAAGAATATTAAAAAAAGATGAATAAAGAATTAATTTTAATACCATCATATTGTCCTGATAAAAAAAGAAAAGAAATTTTTTTTGCATTTTTAAAACAATTGCAAAATTTTAGAGACAAATACGATATTTTAGTTGCATCACACACACCATTAGATACCCACTTTTTTGACTACTTTGATTATTTTTATTATGATAAAAATAATGTTATTCTAACCAATATTGAATATAGACAAAATGGATTTTTTTGTCCCTTTGATAACTATGTTATATGGAGTAGTTATATTGGAAGTGGTAATACCATTAAAGCGATTTTAGATTTAATAATACCATCAATATCAATCGCTAAAGACTTAAAATACCGTAAAATACATTATATTGAGTATGATACTAGCATAACTGATGATAAAGAAATAATTGAAAATTCAAAATTGTTAGATGAATACGATTACGTAATATACAACACGGATTATACACACAAACTTGTTGGTGCATTTTTTTCTTTTAAAACAAACTCAATAATTGATGAATGGAAAGAATGTAATGACGAGATTTTTAAAAAATCTTATTTTGGTGTTTACCCAAAAGTTCCTGAAAATATATTATATAATCAAATTAGTAATCAGAGAAAATATATTGAAAAAAATTATAATGATTTAAAATTAAATGGTATTGAAACTAATATTGTTCATGAAAATCGTTCTAATTGGAATGTACCTTTTTTTGACCCAAAAGATAAAAATTTAAAATTTGTAAGTCATAATAACACTAACTCAGAATATGATATTAAAGTAATTGTTAATAATAAATTACATAATCTAGGAATAATAAAACCAAGGAATTGGAAAATAATAAGTTTATTGGAAAATTTTTATGACGTAGAATATGTTACCGTATTAAAAAACAATGAAAAAATTTTACATCTAGAGTTCAATGACTTAGATTTTAAAAATAAATTTGAGTATTATAACTCCGCATTAAATAGTAGTAGTATTCATATATGAAAACACTTTTAATATTAACACCACATATGTCAACAGGAGGATGTCCTCAAGTTGTTGCAAAAAAAGTAGAATTACTTAAAGATTTTTATAATGTAATTGTTGTGGAATGGGAAATGATTGCATGGTCATATGTAGTTCAAAGAAATAGGGTTATTAACATGATTGGTAATAAGTTTATTTCTTTATCCGAAAATAAAGAATATGACTTATTCAATATAATTGAAGACCATAAGGTTGACTGTATTATGATTGAGGAATTTTCTGAAACATTTATCCCAACACATATTATGAAACGTCTTTATTCAAAAGACAGAGAGTATAAAATATTTGAGACAACTCATAGTTCTCACACTCAACCAAGTTGGAAAAAATTCTTACCTGATAAATTTATTTTTGTTTCCCCCCACTCATTAGATGTGTTTAAAGATATGGGAGTTCCTATGGACTTAATTGAATATCCCATAGATAAAAAAACACCTAACAAGGAATATAATCAAAACCTATTAGGTTTGGACCCTGAATATAAACATGTCCTGAATATCGGTCTGTTTACATGGGGAAAAAATCAAGGTTATGCATTTGAAGTTGCTAGATTATTACAAGATTATAAAATTAAATTCCATTTTGTTGGTAACCAAGCAAGTAATTTTGTTGATTATTGGGGACCAATAATGGAAACAAAACCAGATAATTGCGTTGTATGGGGTGAGAGAAACGATGTTGATACATTTATACAAGCATCTGATGTACATCTATTTAGTTCAATAATGGAATTAAACCCATTATCAATTAAAGAATCTTTGGAATATGAAAAACCGACAATGATTTTCAATTTATCAACATATAAGGGTAAGTACGATACTGAAAAAAATATTAATTTTTTAACAGGAGATGTTAACACAGACAGTCATAATTTGTTAAAAATTTTAGGGATTCAACCTAAAGAACTTAAACAACCAAAAATACGTGTTGTACATTTATTATTAGACCCAAACGAACCTGAAGACTTACCATTAGATAGTTGGCAATCAAATATACAAAGACAGGAATACTCAATAAAATGTTGGGAAAATATGAAACATAAGTTTTTTGAATATATTCCTAGATATACTAAAGTTAATAGGACTGAATTACCTTATGATAATTGTATGAACCCTGAAATAATTAATCCATCTAAAGAATTAAAAAATGAACCACCAGTTTTAACGTATGGTCATTACGGAGCATATAGGGCCCATAGTCAAGGTATTTTAGAAAATTTTACCGATGATATTGATGCGTTGATTATTGCCGAAGGAGATTCATTTACTAATCTATCACCACAAGATTTTTATGATAAAGTTATTGAATCTTATAATTTATCACAATCATTAAACACTAAAATAGTTAGTTATGCTGGTCCATATTATATTTCAGGTATTGATTGGTGGGGTATGAGTAATGAAGTTGAGGGTTGGATAAGGGCTCCTCATTTTTTAATGGGTACGACATATATGATTATGAAATCGGAAAGAGAGGATATTTTAAATTGTGTTCATAATGTTGCGTGGCATTCTCCTGATTTTTGGTTGGCGTGGATTTGTCATAATAGATTTGATGTTTTAGTTAGTAAAGAAGCGATAGTTTTTCAAAAAGAAGGGTATTCTGTATTGGACTATTTAGAAAAATAATTTATTATTATTGGATATGGAAGAAGTTTTTAAAAATATTGACGAACAAAGACTATGGAATAATGAATCCATGTGGTCAGATGGCGGTCATGAATGGTCCAAATCATTTGGTACTACAGAAAATTTATGGAATAACCATATTTTTGATGATATAAAGGAATTTAGAGGCAAAAAGATTTTAGAAATTGCACCAGGTTATGGACGAATTACACAATTTTTATCTATTTTAGCGTCAGAACTATTAGTTGTTGATTTAAATGAAAATTGTATTAAAAAAACTAAAGAAAAACTTGGTCATCATGTTTTAGGTTATTTTGTAAATAACGGAAATGATTTACCACATATTAGAGATAATTCTCAAGATTTAGTTTTTTCGTTTGACTCTTTTGTTCATATTCATAAAAATGTTATTGACGATTACATTGGTGAAATATACCGAATACTAAAACCTGGTGGTAAATCATACATACATCATTCTTGGTTAATGGGTGGTCAAGATAATTCTTTTTTAAATTTTGCAGGTAGATCTTCAATGACACCTGACGTTTTTAAAAGTTTAGTTGAAAAACACAACATGAAAATTGTGGAACAAAAAACGATAAACTTCGCACCTCTTGGCGCTTGGGATGGTACTGATTCAATAACTATTTTTGAAAAACCAATTATATAAATTATGTCAAATGGTGTTTATAAGATAACTGACGATTTTGAAAAAGAACTTGGTAGATATACTGGAGCTCCGTATGTCATTACATTAGATAACATGAGTAACGCATTATTTTTGGCGTTATATTATGAAAAAAATATAACAAAAACCATTACGGGCGACACAATTACAATACCCAATAGAACTTACCCATCTGTACCATGTGAAATAATTCATTCAGGTTTAAAAGTTGACTTTGACTTAGTTGATGGTAGAACTATCAAGGGAGCCTATCAACTCAAGGGTAGTAATGTTTGGGATTCAGCATTAAGATTTACTGCAGATATGTACATTCCAAAAACACATATGTGTGTTTCATTTACAGGTCCATATAAACATTTTAAATTAAGTAAAGGTGGTGCTATTTTAACAGATAGTCATGACGCTTATCTATGGTTTAAGAGAGCAAGATATAGTGGAAGACGTGAGTGTTCATATCATGATGATAACCTTGATATGTTAGGTTGGAATTTTTATATGATGCCAGAACTTGCTACTCGTGGTATGTTATTAATGAATCAATTTTATAATATTGATGGTACCAAAAAACGTAATGAAGATTTGGAATTACCATATCCTGATTTATCTAAATTTAAAATTTATAGAAAATGAGACTAGATTATATTGAAGTTGGTACTTCCGATTTTGACACTCTTGTTGAGACAAATAATGGTGTAGGAATTAGTGTCGAACCGTTATCCTTATATTTAAACAAGTTACCAAATAAAGAAAACAATATTAAGGTCCATGCTGCTATTAGCGATGAAGACGGGTATTGCATGGTGTTTTATATACACCCTGATGACATATTAACTTATAATTTACCTGAATGGTTAAAGGGTTGTAATTCAATTAAAACCCCTCACCCGTCAGCGGTTAAAGTTTTAACAGAAAATGGACTAAACCACATTTACAGGAGTGAAAAAATTAAAATTATTACATGGGATACACTTATTCGTGATTATAGTATTAGTTATGTTGACTATTTGAAGTTGGATACCGAAGGTCATGATACTGTTATTTTAAATTCAATTTTAAATTCAACAACAAATATTTTACCTAAAAAAATACTATTTGAAACAAACGTTTTAATTAATCCTGAAGACATTAAAAAAATACTAATACGATTAAAAAATAGAGGGTACGAAATTATTGAGAATTATGGCGATAATATATTGGTTGAGTATAGGAGTAATTTACCAACTAAGATAATTTTTTCGTCTAACGATTCTAGATATCTTAAATATTGGTCAGATAATTCTAAAATGTGTTCTGAAATATTACAAATTACACCAATTTTAATTCACATAACCAATGAGGATAGTAATTTTATGTGGGATGAATTTGGTCTTATTAAAAAAATTAAATGTGATAATAACACATCATTAGCAGCACAAGTTAGTCGATTATATTCGGGAGTTTTTTTCCCTAATGAAAAAATCATAATAAGTGATATTGACATGTTTTTTTTTGATAAAAATTACCTTAAAAAAAGTTTAATTAATAGTGAATTTTATGACGTAACAATTATTGGTTCCGATGGTTACGATAAAAATAGACCTGAATGTTTGGAATTTTTACACTCGTGTAAAGAAAGATTTCCAATGTGTTTTATAGTTTGTTATGGTAATATACTTAATAATATAATGAACATTAACACCAACACAATATTTCAAAATTTTTTAGATAATAATAATTTTAATTTTGGGTTTAATTCCGATGAAATTGTATTCACAAATAATTTATTAAAAACTGATTACAAAATAAATAGGGTAAATCGTGAATATGTAAGTAACTTTTATCTTAAGGAACGTATTGAAAAATATATGTTTACCGAGAATTCTACTTTTAGAATTAATCTTAATTATCTAAATAATTTGAATGGATACTCTGAGTTTCATTGTCCTGACTATGACGAACATGTTGACACCATAAAACATCTATTATCATTAATTTACAATAAATGAAAAAGGGGATTATAGGTGCTGGAGGTTTTGGTAGAGAAGTCTATTGGGGTTTATCTTTAATGGAAAGAATTAATACAGTTTTTTTTGTTGATGACAAATATTGGGATGGTAGTAATGAATTAATATTACCATTATCTAAATTTGACCCAACCGAGTATAGTATTGTTGTTGCAATTGGAGACCCTAAAGATAGATTTGATATTGTACAAAGATTACCTAAAGAAACCAAGTATTTTACACATATTCATGATTCTTGTCAAATACTTGGTGATGATGTTATTATTGGTGAAGGTAGTATTATATGTGCAGGAACAATTATAACTACAAACGTTAAATTGGGTAAACATGTGCATTTAAATTTACAAACCACAATTGGTCATGATTGTGAAATCGGTAATTACTTTACAACCGCACCTGGAGCCAAAATATCGGGTAATTGTAAAATATATGATTTGGTTTATGTTGGTACCAACGCATCAATTAAAGAAAAATTAACAATACATAGTTTAACAACTATTGGGTCAAATGCAACGGTAGTTAAAAATATTGAAGAGTCGGGAACATACGTTGGCGTTCCGGTAAAAAAAATAAAATAATATGAACACATTAAAAATTAATAGTATTGAATATGACATGTCATCACCGTCAGGTTTAGAGTTTAGACATAGATACATATCATCTTTTGGTGATGAAATACCTCAATCAGTTGATGTGAATTGGCATCACGTAAATGGATTTTATTTAGAAATTAAATCAGATTCTGAAGATTTATTCACTATTGAAATTATTGACAATTCAAACACTGTTGTATATAAAACAACTTTAAAAAGTGGTATGTATTCTAAATTATCACGTCAATATTTTAATGGTATTAAATATAAAATATATCACAAAGAAAGGTTAATAAAAGAAGAAGATATTAATTTTAATAATAAAAAAGTGTTTATATCTTTTGATTCGTCATCATTAGGTGACACAATTTCTTGGTTACCATACTGTGAAGAGTTTAGAATAAAACACAATTGTGAAGTTGTGGTTTCAACATTTAAAAATTTCTTTTTTGAGAAATCATATCCAAATATTACATTTGTACAACCAGGAAGTGTTGTGAATAATATTCATGGCATGTTTAAAATAGGTTGGTTTTATGATAATAATCTTGAACCTGAATACCCATCATCAATACCATTACAAAAAGCAATAACCAATATCTTAGGTTTAGATTTTAAAGAAATACAATCTAACGTGTATTTTGAACCAAAAGAAAGACCTTATAATGAAAAATATATTTGTATTGCAACAAACTCAACTGCGGGTTGTAAGTTGTGGAATAACCCTAATGGGTGGACTGAACTTGTTAAATACCTTAAAGATTTAGGTTATAAGATTATTAATATCTCAAAAGATGGTGATAAGGTCGAAGGTGTTATTAATTTAGAAGATGATTCTATGTTAAATACAATGAATGTTATTCATCATAGTGAATTTGTTATAGGACTATCAAGTGGATTATCTTGGTTAAGTTGGGCATTAGAAAAACATGTTGTTATGATATCTAACTTTACTGAACCAAACCATGAATTCACTATTAATTGTACCCGTATTACTAACCCTAATGTATGTAATGGTTGTTGGAATAATCCAATGTTTAAATTCGATAAAGGTGATTGGAATTGGTGTCCAGAACATAAAAATACTGAAAGACAATTTGAATGTCACAAATCAATTACTCCTGAAATGGTAATAAATAAAATAGAACATTTAATATAATTTTTAAATGAAAAAAATTTTAATTAGAATTGATACCCCAATAGGTGATACAATTGCAGCAACACCTTACGTTGAAAAATTTTCAATAGAAAATAATGATAAAAAAGTTCTGTTTGAAATTAATGATAATTTAATACCTTTATTATCACCAGTTTATCCAATTATTAATTTTGTTGGTAGACATCATAATGAAAAGTATGATGAAAAAATTGAATTTAGATATAATCACAATACCTCTGTACAGTCAGGATTTGCAAATCAATTAGGGTATGATAATCCAAAATATATTAGACCTAAAATATTAAAACCGGAATCTAAAAAAACTATTAAAAATAAATATATTTCAATAGGTGTACATTCAACATCACAACTTAAATATTGGAATCACCCTGACGGCAAAAGAGTTCAGCCGTTATCACCCTATTGGAATGAATTATGTGGTATTTTAAGAAAAAAAGGATACACACCTGTGGTTGTTGAACAAAATGAAATGTTTGGTGTCGATCCATTTAGAAATGGATTACCAAACAAATCAAACAAAAAATTTGGTCAATCATTTTTAGAATCAATGGAACTAATATATCATTCAGAGTTTTACATTGGTTTAGCATCTGGCATGTCTTGGGTTGCACATGCGTTAGGTAAAAAAGTTGTAATGTTGTCAAACTTCACAGAAGATTGGTGTGAGTTTGATTTATCATTAGATGACTACATTAGAATTACAAATAAAAACGTGTGTCACGGTTGTTGGAATAAGATAGGTATTGATTATACTTTTGATAATTATGATTGGTATTGGTGTCCTGAACACAAAGGAACTGAAAGACAATTTGAATGTCACAAATCAATAACACCAGATATGGTAATTGAACAAATCCAACATTTATTGTTGTAATTTATTAAAATATTGGTATTTATATTTGAATGCCAAACGCAATAAAATATAATGTAAGTGCTGAAACATTAGCTCTTAAGAAAGGAAACTTTTGGATTGGAACTGGTGATGTTGGAAAGGGTCCAACAAACGTAACAGGATACTACAATGGTATCACACCACCAACAGGAGGATTTACAATCTATCTTAATAAAGAGAGTGGTGGGCCATCAATATATACGGTGACAACTGAAGCTCAATTGGTGTCATTAACTAATACAATTGGAGCTCAAAGTTTTACAACATCAAGTCAATGTTTAAATTGGTTTGCAACTCAAACCGATAAGATGGTTTTCAACATTGATTATCCTGCGATTGTGACAAATGGACTGGTATTAAATGTAGATGCAGGATTTACGCCTTCATATCCAACAACAGGAACAACTTGGTATGATGTGAGTTCGAGTGTTAATAATGGAACCTTGGTTAATGGGCCTACATTTAGTTCTGCTGGAGGTGGTAGTATTGTGTTTGATGGGGCGGATGATTATGGTGTGACCTCACCTACTAATTTTACTGCAAATAATGATTTTACTTATGAAATATGGGTTAATAGTAACCAATATATTGAAAGTAGAGGTATATTGTCAAACAAAGGATATTGGCAAGCCGGAGGTCAAGGAGCAGCAATTGGTAACATTTCAAATCCTCAATACATATATGGTTATGTTACAACAAATACAGGACATTTTGATATAAGTTCAAATGTTGGACCTACTTATGGATGGACTAATGTTATAATGAGACGTTCTAATAATGACTTAAGATTTTTTATAAACGGAGCACAACAAGGGAGTACCCAAACTATCTCAGGAACAGTAACTGATGTAAGTGATAAATTTTGGTTAGGTTCATATAATAACGGTAATACACCTTGGTTAGGTAATATGGCAATAGCTCGAGTTTACAACCGAGCACTAACAGCAGCAGAAGTTCTCCAAAACTACAACGCAATGAAAGACCGATTTGCGTTTATCTTTACCGTTAAAACTGACAATGCGGGAGTATCTACGTCTACTCAGTTCAGAATGCCGTTAATAAGTTCTACGGGATTATATTTCACGGTAAATTGGGGAGATGGTACACCCGTTGAAACCATAACCAATCACACTTTAGCAATTCATACTTATGCAACTGCGGGTACATATACAATCAGTACAGTTGGAAATCTTAAAAATTGGTCGTTTAATGAAGGTGGTGATTTACTAAAAATGCTTAATGTATTTCAATGGGCAGGGTTGGAAATTAATGAATTTAGAGCATTTAGGGGATGCACTAATTTAACCGCAACAGCAACGGACGCACCTTTAATTACGACTACAACTTTGGACCGTTTCTTCCAAAATTGCCCCAATTTCAATGGAGCAATTGGCAATTGGAATGTGTCGGGTATAACAGATATGCAACATATGTTTGAAGGTGCAACGGCATTTAATCAACCAATTGGAAGTTGGAATGTTTCTAATGTTACTACTATGCAAAATATGTTTAGCCTTTCAACCGCATTCAACCAAGATATTGGAAGTTGGAATGTTTCTAATGTTACTACTATGCAAAATATGTTTAGCAATTCAACCGCATTCAACCAAGATATTGGAAGTTGGAATGTTTCTAATGTTACAAATTTTGTTAACTTCATGATTGGTAAAACTGCCGCCAACTATTCCCCATCAAATCTCGATAGCCTATATAATGGATGGAGTCAGTTAACATTAAAACCAAATTTGACTATTGATTTTGGAAATATATTATACACAACAGCAGGTCAAGCAGGTAAAGATATATTAGATAACTCACCTAATAACTGGACCATAACAGATGGTGGTGTCTTAAGAGCCGAAACTTTTCAGTTTAGTGTTAAGACTGACAATGCGGGAGTATCTACGTCTACTCAGTTCAGAATGCCGTTAATAAGTTCTACGGGATTATATTTCACGGTAAATTGGGGAGATGGTACACCCGTTGAAACCATAACCAATCACACTTTAGCAATTCATACTTATGCAACTGCGGGTACGTATACAATTAGTACGGTTGGCAATCTTAGAAATTGGGCGTTTAATGAAGGTGGTGATTTATTAAAGATGTTAAATGTATTCCAATGGGAAGGTTTGGAAATTAATGAATTTAGGGTATTTAGAGGATGTACTAATTTAACTGCTACGGCAACTGATGCCCCTTTGATTGCTGCGGGTGCATTTTTTGACCGTTTCTTCCAAAATTGCCCCAATTTCAATGGAGCAATTGGCAATTGGAATGTGTCGGGTATAACAGATATGCAACATATGTTTGAAGGTGCAACGGCATTTAATCAAGACATAGGAGGATGGAACGTATCAAATGTGACAAACTTTGGGAGTTTCATGGCGGGAAAAACCGCAGCCAACTATTCAGCCGCAAACCTTGATAGCATATACAATGGATGGAGTTCAAGAGCTGTTAAACCAAATATAAATATAACTTTTGGTTCAATCAAATACAACTCAACCGCACAATCAGGTAAAAATATATTAACAGGTTCACCTAATAACTGGACCATAACAGATGGAGGACAATTATAAAATAGATAATTATGCAAGAAATAAAATACCCAACAGATACAACTTATTTTATAGCATATACCAATAGTAGAGTATGTGCTTGGGGTTCAGTAAATCCCGACCAAGAGATGTCAAGCGGACAACCTAATCTTTATCAAACAACCGATGAAACTCAGTGGTTAACAGAACTACAAAACTTTTATGTAGTTTGGGGTTATCAGTTCTATAATTTAGAAACTGCTGAGACATATAAAATTATGATAAATAATTATTATGATAGTGATGTTGCTGAAGTAAAGTATGCCGAATACAATAATCCCACCTTTTGGTACATAGAGGGTGACTTTACTGAAGCAACCGAAGATGAACCAGAATCATTCCAAGTTTATCCAAATTAATGGATTATAATGCCAAATGCCATCAAATATAATACAAGTGCTGAAACACTAGCGTTGAAAAAAGGAAACTTTTGGATTGGAACTGGTGATGTTGGAAAGGGTCCAACAAACGTAACAGGATACTACAATGGTATCACACCACCAACAGGAGGATTTACAATCTATCTTAATAAAGAGAGTGGTGGGCCATCAATATATACGGTGACAACTGAAGCTGAACTAACAGGATTAACAAACACACTTAGTGTTTCAACAAACTTAATTAAAAACAACAATGGTGGGAATTTTGCTGATGGAACAATAGCTCCATTTACAGGTGCTTACGGAACTCTTCCAACCATAGTTGATATCACAAATGATAAACCATATTATGGTTCAACATCAACCAAAGCGGCAAAATTTGTTGCTGGCGGCGGGATGAATATTTACACCGACCCAAGTCCCTTTACAATGACTGTTGGTGTTACATATACATTTTCATTTTGGTATAGACAAACAAACGCAAATCAGTTTAATATTGGGTTTAATAACCAAGGTGGTAGCGGAGATGTAAATGGTAATTTTCAGGCATATTCGGTTTATGGGTATTTTGCTCCTCCAACTCAAACTTGGCAAAGATGTAGTTGGACTTTTACAAATGTTATTGATAAAGTATATTTTTTTATTTATGACCAATCTTCAGCGGCTGGTTCAGAATGTTTAATGACAGAATTTACCCTAACTGAAGGGTCAATGCCAGGTGGGCCAGGTCTTGCAACATCAGGAAATTGTTTGAATTGGTTTGCTTCAGTACCAACCGATAAAATGATTTTTAATAGAGATTATGAATCTATTGTAACCAGTGGATTAACACTTAATTTGGATGCTGGATTCTCACCTTCATTTGCAACAATTCCTTTAAACTCCAATAATTCTACAGTTACACCTTGGTATGACTTAAGTGGAAATGGTAATAACGGAACGTTGGTTAATGGACCTACATTTAGTTCTGCTAATAGTGGTTCGATTGTGTTTGATGGTGTGGATGATTATGCTACAGTGACTAGTCTAAATTTAACAGGAATTACTGAAAATTTTACATTTATTACAGTAATTAAATTTCCAACATTTAATAACGTTGGTGCTATAGTGTGGCAGGCTTTTAGTAGTTATTGGGCTTTGATGACAAATACTAGTGTTGGTGCAGCTAATTTAACTTTTACTACAAGAGGCACCAGAGGGCAAGCAGCGGTATCATCAACTTTAACAGCGAACCAATGGTATTATGTTGTTTGTAAAAGAGAAGGTGGTGTAAACTCTCTTTATATTAATAATACTGTATACACATACACTAGTGATGTTAGTTTCCCTGGAGATACTTTATTTACAATAGGTACTACTGGAACTTCTTATTGGTTTGATGGAAACTTAGCACTTATCCAACTTTACAACAGAGCCTTATCCGCCTCAGAAATAACACAAAACTATAACGCAACTAAATCAAGATTCGGACTATAATGCCAAACTCAATAAAATATAACGTAAGTACGGAAACACTAGCTCTTAAGAAAGGAAACTTTTGGATTGGCACTGGTGATGTTGGAAAAGGACCGACATCAAGTACTGGTTATTATAATGGAATAACTCCACCAGCAGGAGGATATACAATATATCTTAATAAAGAAACTAGTGGTCCAAGTATCTATACCGTATCGACTGAGTCTCAGTTGGTGTCATTAACCAATACAATTGGGGTTCAAAGTTTTACAACATCAGGTCAATGTTTAAATTGGTTTGCAACACAAACTGACAAGATGGTTTTCAATATTGATTATCCTGCAATTGTTACAGATGGGTTAGCGATGAATATCGACGCATCATTTACTCCATCATATCCCACCATAAATACTGTGTTATATGATGTGAGTCCACGCGGGAATAATGGTGTTTTAATAAATGGACCAACTTTTGGAACCACAGAAGGTGTTTCTTGTTTCAAACTGGACGGTATTGACGATAGGATAGATGTACCTAAGGATTTGGTTGGATTCACACATAATATCCAATACGATATAGATTGGACAATTGAGTGCTGGATGTATATGTACACTCCCGATGCTACACCGCAAACCTATAAATATATATATGGTAATTATAATGGATGTAATTATGATGCATTAAAAGGTAATGCGGCTGGTTTCAGTTTAATTAGTGCTAATGAACCTTCTAATATTTCTTCAAACTTTACATTTGGACCAAGAAACAACCCAGGAGGTAGTCAATGCCCAGGTGTTGAAATTGGATGGAATAATTCTGAAACTGCTTGGGTATATGCATCGGCGGTAAATAAGTGGTGTAATTGGGTAATGACTTCTGATGATGGGACATATTACAAAATTTATGTTAATGGGGTGCAACAAGGGAGTACAAAAACAGTTGATTTTAAAAATAGTCAATCGAGAATTGATAATAATTTAACCGCAACAAGTGATTATAGCTGGGGTGGTAATGTAATAGGATACAATCAAGTTGATTTTACAGTAATGAGAATGTATAATAAACCTTTATCACAATCAGAAATAATACAAAACTATCAAGCAATGTTTCCAAGATTTTTAGGTGAAAATATTGTCACATCGGGATTGGTTTTATATTTGGACGCGGGATATCCCTCGTCCTATCCAACAACAGGAACAACTTGGTATGATGTGTCGGGTTATGGAAATAATGGAACCTTGGTTAATGGGCCAACATATAATTCTGACGATGGTGGGTCAATTGTATTTGATGGTGTGGATGATTATGTAGATATCGGATATAAATTAAACTTATTAAATAACGATATTACGCAGGAAGCGTGGGTTAATGCAAATTCATTTATTAATGGGTGGCATGGTATTATATCTAATATGCCTTCTTGGGGAACAGGTTTTAGTTTACAAATTGGTACTATACAAAATATTGCGGCAATGGTTAGTGGTGTTTATTTAACAACTTCTTGGACTCCATCTTTAAATGTGTGGTATCACATAGTTGCAACACATAGAAGTTCTGATAATTTAAATGTTTTATACGTAAACGGAGTACAAGAAAATACTGTAACAAGAGAAATATCTTATGTTGAGAATGCTGTCACAAAAGTTGGTTTATTCTACACTTATAATGGACTTCCGTTTAGTGGTGATATTGATGTTGTTAGAAGTTATAACAGAGCTCTAACCTCATCAGAAGTACTACAAAACTATAACGCACAAAAATCAAGATTCGGATTATAGTGATATTTATTAATTATGTCAGACCCATATATAGATAGAGAGTTTATGATATTCAACGTTTCAGAGTTGAATACAATTAATTTTAATGAAGTTTTAGAAACTTCAATAGATACTGTTAGAAAATCAGTTGATTTAACCAAAACATTTGTTAAATGGAATGGTTCAACACCACCATGTGTTCAAAACTTAACCACAAGTGAAGGTCCTTACAGTTACAATGAAATGTTAGACATTTTGGCAACGCCAGAATGGACGGACCCAAATCAACTAACAAGATTAATCTAATTTAGTTTTCTTAATTTGATTAAAGGTCTTCATTAATTTAAGACTATCTTGATAGTTCTTTTCAAGACGGTCCAGTTCTTTTTCATCAACCACAGACTCCAATGCATTAGTATATAATTCCTCAGCTTCTTTGATTATTTTTTCTATTGTCTTAATAAGTTTCATATAATATAAATATAGTTTAAGGGTCTGTTTATTTATCTTTCAATATTTCTATTTTTAAAATGTATAAAAACCGACTATCGGGTTATTTATAGTATAATTAAATCAAATTAATGGCAGGACCGTTTTATTATCAAAGTTGTTGTGGGAGTTATATAATTGAGGATACCAGTCCAGGTACCCTCGGTCTTATATATTCTGCGACTAATGACGGAAGTTATTGGACTTGTGTTTCAGGAGGCACCGTACAACAAAATACAACACTTAATTTAGTTCTTGCAGAGGTATGTAGTACAACTTGTTATAATTATTCTCTTCAAAATAATACTGGAGGGGATATTAATTTTGATTGGGTTGATTGTAATGGAACGGTTTATTTAAATAGTTCTTTACTTAATGGTCAGAGTGTTATATTAGACTGCGCTTGTTTATTACCATTCACGAGTGGATATTCTGTTAATTTGGTTGCTGCGGGATTATCCGTAATTAATCAAGGGGCTTGTCCAACTCCTACTCCAACACCAACACCTACCTTAACACCAGGGATAGAACCATTACCATCGGAAACACCAACGGAAACTCCTACGGAAACACCTACTGAAACTCCTACACCTACAATTACAGATACACCTACTCCAACACCTACACCTACTATAACTGATACTCCGACATCAACTCCAACCGAAACTCCTACTGAAACTCCTACAAATACGCCAACTAATACAGAAACCCCAACAGTTACTCCAACACCTGAATTATCACCAAGTGTTACTCCAACTAATACTCAAACACCAACCGAGACACCTACTGAAACTCCTACAAATACACCAAGTGTTACTCCAACTAATACAGAAACCCCAACAGAGACGCCAACAGAAACTCCTACAAATACACCAAGTGAAACGCCTACTCAAACGCCAGGAGCATCTCCAACAGAAACTCCTACAAATACACCAAGTGAAACGCCTACTCAAACGCCAGGAGCATCTCCAAGCGAAACTCCAACAGAAACTCCTACAAATACACCAAGTGAAACGCCTACTCAAACACCAGGAGCGTCTCCAAGTCAAACCCCAACGGAGACTCCAACAAATACACCAACTAATACCGAAACTCCGACACCTACAAATACTGAAACGCCAACTGAAACTCCGACTAATACTCCGAGCGAAACTCCAACAAATACACCAACGAACAGTGAAACTCCGACACAAACTCCGACACCTACAGTTACACCAACTGAACCTTATGACGTTTATCTATTTGAAGATTGTTGTGACCCAACAAATCAGTTTAGAATTGAAAATGTACCAGGAATTTTAAATGTTGGTGAAGTGTGGAATATAACTAATGGTGGATTTACTGGATGTGCAACTGTAATTTCATATTCTGCAATAGGTCCATTATATAGTGGAGGTATTTTTGTTGGACCTTATGTTGATTGTAGTGCATGTGGTAGTTGCCCATCACCAACACCAACACAAACGAGTACTCCAACTCAAACGCCAACATCAACCCCAACACCCACCGTCACACCAACGATAGGTTCTTGTAGTTTAACATATTGTTTTAAAACTACATTACCATCACTTTCAGGTTATAGTGGAAACTATGTTCAAGGTAGTATATATAATACCAAATACACTTATTCTGGTGACGGTGTAAGTACGGGTGTTATATATTATACTGGTGACAGATGGTGTTTAAGTACGTCTTTGGGTGGTACGTGTTTATTAGAAGGGTCATACCCATGTTATTCAGAATGTCCTGATATATCAGCCAATTTATTTAGTAGTGGACCTTGTCCAACACCAACACCTTCACCATTAAATTGTGAATTGTTTAATTTCAATGCTTATTTTGATTGTGATTGGGAGCCAATTCCAACACCAACTCCAAGCGTACCTTGTGATGATGTTAACTTTGACGTAACATCAATGGTGTTAACTCCGACTCCAACACCAACAAGTGTGTGTAATACAAGTTTATCTTTTAGTATTTGTAGTTATACTGAAACAACGCCAACACCTTCAATAACTCCAACATTAACTTTAACAAAAACTTGTGATGTTCAAGGACAAGTGTCGTTTGTAATGTTAAATGAAACCTTTACTTGTGTGTCGGTTAAAGTTCTTGTTGATTGTGTGAGTGGTACTGAATATTATGTAACTGATAGTTTGATTTATAATGGAATACCTATTGTGACAGGTATGACGATGTCAGCATTTATTAATGGATCAAGTCTATGTGTTACTTATGTTAGGGACGATTCAAACATTTCTTCAAATTCAAATTTAACAAGTATTTCACAAATATATTCAACATGTGGTAATTGTATTTCAACATGTCCTTGTTCAACATATTCTATTCAATTTAATGTTAATTGTGGTGAGGCAATAAATTGGACGGATTGTAACACTGGTCTTTCGATGAGTGAAGGTCCTTCTTATTTTAACCAACAATTTTTTGAAAATGGAAGTACCATAAACTTGTGTTCTTGTTCGGTACCGACTTCTGTTTGTCCGATGACAGTTACATTAATTGGTAGCGGTTGTAACTTGCCAAGTGCGACCCCAACTCCAACCCCAACTCCAACCCCAACGGTTACACCAACCACAGTTAATTCTGTTTATGTATATCAAACATGTGGTGGTCAGAATGAATCATATGGGTCTCAAGTACAAGTAATCCAAACTATTCCATCACCAGTAACCAATTCGGTTGGTAGTACTTTCAAAGATTCAAATGGTATTTGCTGGTCATACCTTGGTCAATTTGGTTCTGATTACATTTCACCAATTGGGTATTTACCAATAACATATTCTGGCGATTATTTTGCAACAAGGTTGTTTACTCCACCTACGGTCTATGCTGATTGTAGCACTTGTATTACAACACCAAGTTAATTTTATAAGAAATGGCAATACAAGTAACAATAAATAATATAGTAGGACAACCACCTTATGATATTTACATATGTCAAACAGGAGGAACAAGTTGTTTTTATATGACAACAATTAATTCTACGCCTTATTCTTTTGATATACCAGCACCTTATAATACATCAAGCGCTTATATGTTAAAAGTAATTGATAATAACGGATGTGTTATAACAGGGGAAGAACCCGTTGTGACTTGTTCTTTTATTACTCCAACCCCAACGCCAACAATTACCCTTACACCAACAATAACATCAACACCTACCGAGACTCCAACTAATACACTAACCGCAACACCAGGAACATCTCCAACTGAAACACCAACGGTTACTCCTACTAATACTCCTACATCAACACCTACCGAGACACCTACAACAACCCCAACTCCAACTATTACACCAACCCCAACCGCAACACCACCATGTTGTTCTCAATGGACATATTACTTTAGTGGTAGTACAGGTGGGGTTAATATAATTTATCAAAACTGTGAAAATGTTGCCTCAACCACTCCTGTTTCTGGTTATAGTGAGATGGTACCACAAGTCTTTGGTTGTGTTTACCCTGGAACCACACCATATTTTGACGATACACAATGGGGTGGAGTTTTAACAAATACAAACCAATGTTGTTAAATTATATTTTTTATATTTATGAAATATGATATCATTAAAACAATATAAAATATGAGTCAACTAGTAACAATAACATCAGTAACGGCCAACACTCCAGTAGATATATATTATTGTGATTCTATGAGTGAGAATTGTGTTTATGTATCAACTGTGTCCACATTTCCATACACCTTTGAAGTGTTTCCTCCGTATAATACTGAAAACATTAACTTAAAGATTATTGATAGTCAAAATTGTGAAGTTATCGAAACCATTTTGATAAGCCCTACTCCTACCCCAACAAATACCAAAACACCAACACCCACACCATCAATTACACCAAGCATAACACCTACTAATACCATAACACCTACCATAACACCAACAAATACCACAACCCCAACCGTAACTCCTACAATAACATCAACCCCGACACCAACACCTGTTGTTGTATCACATGCTGTTGGTTCCAACTTATCCGTAAGTTCGGCAAACACTTGTAATGATACGGTTACGATAGTTAATTATTACACTTACATTAGTGAAGCCAATTTAACACCTGTAAATGGTGCGATAGTTTATCAAACTAATGTTAGTGGTACCCTATTCAATCCGTTTAACGGTAATGATAGGTATATTAAAATGGGTTTTGGTGGTAATTTTTATGTAATACAAATAAACTCAGTTGGGGTAATATTGAATTATTCAATATGTGTTTAATATACACAAAAAACCCTAAAATATTATACTTATAATAATATAATAAATTAAATGGCAGGATGTTTTGAATGGTATTGGGAAACCATCACCAATAGTTCGAATATAACTTATAGAGATTGTCTTGGGAATAATGTGACCTTTTTTGCAACATATCCAAGCTCGGGTACCATATGTGTTTTAGATGGGACTACTCCGACATATGCAACACCAGGTTCGAATTTGTTGATAAATACATTAACTGCTTGTTCTTCACCAACGCCAACACCTACAAGGACACCAACTCAAACTCCGACTCAAACAAAAACACCAAGTCAAACACCAACAAATAGTCAAACACCATCGACAACTCCAATTATCTGTGGTAGTGGAACTACAACTGGAAATTATTACTATACTGATTGTTGTGGTAATTTAATACAGGGGACAACTGTTGGCCTTATAGTTTCTATTGATTATACCAAACCATACAATGGTGTTGTTAAGTTAAATGTTCCGGCAACAACAGTTTGTTCAACCCCAACACCGACTCCAACACCAACCTTAACTCCAACAATTACACCAACACAAACAACAACGCCAACATCAACTTTAACTCCAACACCAACAAATACTCCAAATGTTACACCAACATCAAGTGGAGTTTTCGCATTAAAAAATGAATGTGATGTTTTTACTTTATTTGATATGGGTGTTCAATGTTATCCAATTACAATACCAACCTCACAAACATCAAGTGATGGTATTTTGGCGGTTCAAGTTACAGGTGGGACTGCACCATATTCATTTTATTGGGAAGGTGGACAAAGAACTCAGACTTTAGTTGGAATACCTCAAGGTAGTTATGAAGTTATTGTTGTTGATTATTATGGTGATTATAGTTCGACAACAGTTTGTAATCTATTCCCACCATCTCCTACTCCTACAAATACAACAACACCAACGCCAACGGTTACACCAACGCCTGTTTATCCTGATTTATGTTTAATATATGTTAGTTCAACAATTAGTTATGGACCAATTCAATTTACTTTGAATGGTTTTTACAATAATAAACCTACTTGGACAGGAATTTATGATAACAGTCAATTAGATGTTGAATGGTCAATACAAAATTCAAGATGGGAAATCATAGGGTGGTCTTTCACACCAGGAATTCCTGTTAGTGTTAATTCTTCTAATATACCTGATAGTGGATGGTCAATGGCTGGAGGTCAACAAGCGACTCTGTCAATGACCACAGGAAATTGTCCTAGTTACATACCATTAATGTCGGTACCAACAGTACAAAATCAAACTTGTCCTGCAAATCTTAACGGTTCAATTACATTAATGACAAATTATGGAGTACCTCCATATGAATACTCAATTAATGGTGGTAATTCATATCAATCAAGTAATGTATTCCAAGGATTAGGTTCTTCAACATATACTGTGATTACAAGAGATTCTGCAACTCCAACAAAAAATACTTTAAGTAATACTGTGTTGGTTACAACATTAGGTGAAAATCTTAATTATAGTCTTGAAGTGGTTGTTGATAACGTTGTGAATTTAGGGATTGGTTCTCAATTGGCTAGTTGGAGAGTTAATATAACTCCTCCGTTACCAGTTGGAACCACAATATCTTTTGTGTTATCGGTTAACGAGATTAAAACGTATTATTCACCAGGAACTGGAACCATAAATGGAACAACTGTGGTTAAGTTTAATAATAACATTTTAAACTCGTATCTTTCAGGATTTACACCTTTAGTTGAATCACCAAGAGAGTTCTGTTCACCAAATACACAATCAGCCACCACAACATCTGCATTTTATTCGACAAACTTACAAAACCCTCAACAACTTCAAAGAGTTACAATGGGACATGGTGATGTTGTGTCAGGAACTTCATTATCTGAGTTAAATATAACTGAAGGTGCGGTAGGTTTTAATTCATGTATAACTAAACTTGAACAAAGTATATTAGTGTCTACTTCATCGGCCACCATTACAGGTGGTGTTTGTAATAGTATAACAAATAACCCACAGTCACAAGGAATTAATAATCATACAATAGTATTAGGTCAGAGTACGAGTGAAAACTAAAAGTTTTAAAAATAAAATAGAATAAGAATATTTATAAAAAATGTCATACATTATAAAAAATACATCAGGATTAATTAACACCAGACTAACTGATGTTGGAAGAAGAAACATATCGCTGGGAAGCTTTAATATTTCTTATTTTCAAATTGGTGATAGTGAGGTTAATTATAGTGCGGTTCCAAACTACAATATAGTTAATAATAATATTTTAATGCCAGCCTTTAATGCTCAAAACGATACTGGTACACCACGTTCAAATAAACAAAACATTAAATACCCGTATTATGTTCAAGGCGGTGCAGGTAATACGTATGGTATTCCATTTTTAGATAGCCAATTCCAATCTGTTTATAATTCGGCAGGTGTTAAGGGATTTTTTACAACAGGAGTAACGTCAGCACAAACAAGTTCGGCATATACCGTAACATCAAATTATTTGGTAGATATGACAACTTTATCGGGTCAAACATCGATAGATATTACACTAGACTATTGTGCTGCAACAACTGGAACACCTTCAATAAATGACTACATTACTATATTCTTTGACCCTAATGGTGGTTGTGGTGATTTTGGAACATATCCAATTTTAACTTACAGAATTCAAGATATGAGTCCATCAACAGGGACTACAGGTACAACAGGTTATACTTTAACTTTAGATAGAAGTGTTCCTGATTACAGTGTAGTTGCACCTTCAGGAAGTATTGCAAGGGTGTTAATTTATCCATCTGGTATGACTCAACTATATGATTCTATAACTCCAGCACCTTATTGGCAAACAGACACACTTAATTTTGAGTCTCCTTGTGATGTGACAAATCGTGAAAATACGTTAGTTTGGAATATGAATATTCCATGGTCTGTAAGCCCTGCGGGTGTTTTTAGTAACCAATATGAAGATTATACTCAGTACGGTTCAGTTTCTTATATTGGTACAAAAGAATATTTGGGATATCAAGAGCCAAGTGGACAAACAGACACTAGTTTAGTTTTTTATTATAATTCATTTGACGAAAGAATAATAGTACCTCCAGCACAACAAAAGGCTATTGGTATTATACACTATACTAATCAATCAATCGATAATGTTTATGGTGAAAAATTTTCAACTACACCTTTTGACCCACAAAATCCAACAGATAGTACTGGTTTAGCAAGACATTTTAAGATAACATTACCTACATTAATGTGGCACAAATCTACAGGTGGTACTATTGGTGAAACATTCTATATAGACCCTCCAGGTTACGATAATTTATGTGTACCGTTCTATATTAAGTCTACTAAAAACATTGACATGAATGACCCTGGTATTAGGTATTATCATTTATGGGATACAAATCCTGATAGTAACGGAAATCTAAATAGAATTGGAAAAGTTTTCCCTGATTCACAAATTGTTGTTATTGACGATGAAGAAGTAATTGCAGCAATGTCCTACAAGGCAAATAGAAATTGGACAATACCTGCACCAAAGTTATCTTTATTAACTCCAAACACTTGTTTTTCAAACGGACAAAGTGCTACAGGTTTATTATCGAACGATACTCAAAAAATGTGGGTTACATACAGATTAGATTCTACAGGATTTACGAATTCATTACATTGTAATTATTATTCAATGATTACAGGACCTACAACAGGTTGTACAACTGATTCGCAAAACGTAGCGGTTAGATTTGGAAGTGAATTCCCTTTCTTATCTGACGGAAGTTTTGGTGATGGAACACTCACAGGGTTTTCTGCAAATTCTTTAAAATTAATTTGTCAAATTGTAATAGGAGATGCTCAACCAAGTCCAACAAATTGGAAAGAGATTGATGTTACTAATGAAATTAGTGGTTCAACAATCAATGGTTATTTAACCGTAAGTGGTATTACAGGTAATACGTTCCAAATTACAAGTGACTTGTATAATAATGCTAGTCTTTATGATTTGTCGGATTACATTGATATACCAACAAACGGACAAACTGATATATTGAATTTTGGTGACGAATATTATTTTTATGGGAACTTAGAAAGTGATATAACTGCAACCATTTATGAGATGAGATATCTTATAAATCTTGGAAGAAATCAGTTTACTAATACATCAAATCCTACATGGACTTCAGGAACAACTTCATATGTTACTGAAATTGGTCTTTACGATGCAAATAAAGACCTTATAGTTATATCTAAGCTACAATCACCTGAGTTAAGGCAAGGTATTCAACAGTATGTGGTAAAACTTGATTTTTAGGGTTACACTTCAGTACTAACTACTTTTGTCGTAATTATGATATTTATAATTATGACAAAAGTTTTTATTTATATTTTAATTGACCCACAATCAAAACAACTCCGATATGTTGGAAAAACAACAGATATTAATCGTAGATTGAGGAGGCATATTAGTGAAAGGGTTTTACATGATAGTTATAAAGATAGGTGGATAAGAAAATTAATTGATAATAATTTTTTACCACAAATTGAGGTTATTGATGTTGTAGATAAATCTGATTGGGGTTATTGGGAAAAATTTTATATTTCGTATTTCAAGTATATTGGATGTGAATTAACCAACGGGACTATTGGTGGTGATGAACCACCATCAACAAAAGGAAGGAAACATACTTCAGAATCAAAGTTAAAAATGTCTGAAACTAAGAAAGGTAAACCAATTCCTTGGCTTAATAATGGTCTTGAAAGAACTGAAACACATAAAAAAAATTTATCCAAATCGTGTAAAGGTAGAAAATCACCAAATAAAGGAAAAACATATACTGAAAAATTCAAAAAAAGATTATCTAACGCATCAACAGTTAAAATAAAAGTTAGACAATTAGATTTGAATGGTAATTTAATTAAAGTTTGGGAATCAATCGCATTAGCACAAAACTCTTTACAAATTAGACATATTTCCGAAGTTTGTAGAAATGTTCGTAATCATAAAACCTCAGGAGGGTTTAGATGGGAATATGAAAAATAAAAAAGATATTAGAACAAAAATGAATAAAAATAAACTTAATCAATCCCCCAAGGTATTAGGGTTAGATGTGTCAACTCGTACAATTGGTGTTGCATTATTTGACATCCAAACAAAAGAACTTTTAGAATTAACACACATTTCTCCTGTACCTAAACCAAAGGTTGAAAATAAAATTGAAGAACTTATTCTTAAAGGACACATCTTTAGAAAAAAACTTGAAGATTATGTTGGAATGGGAATCACAAATGTTGTGATTGAGGAACCACTTTTAAATTCTAATAACGTATATACCGTTGGAACCTTAATGAGGTTCAATACCTTGGTATGTAAAGAAGTCTACGATGTTCTTGGAATCGTACCTGAATTCATCTCAACTTATAATTCAAGAAAATTTGCCTTCCCCCACCTTGTACAACAAAACGATAAAGGAAAATTCGTTTTATTTGGTGGTCTTCCAAAAGACATAGACAAGAAAGTCGTGATATGGGAATTAGTAGCAAAACGCGAACCACAAATCTTGTGGCAATACACCAAAAACAATACCCTCAAAAAAGAAAATTTTGATTCTACTGATGCTTATTGTGCCGCACTCGGTTTAATGAAAATGAAAGAAATTTGGTAATTCCAAATTTTTGCCTATCTTTGCTAAATGGGAGTAAATGGTAAATGTATTCGTGATGATGATTCAAAGGTAATTAAGAAATTACTCAAAAAGTTTTCTAAAAAAGAAATTACACCTTTTAACGATAGGTTAAGAGGGTCATTCTATATTGTTGGTTTTAGAAAATACGATTTTATTAACGAAGTTGATATTGAGTTCAATGGGGAAATACGTGCTAGATATAATTCATTCGAAGAGCATAGTTGGTTTAAATCTGACATATATAATAAATCTGGAGTTTCTAAAATCAAAGTTACTAAACTAATTAAAAGTGCAATTTTTAATGAGGTTAAAGACCAAGCGGCTTATTTTGGAATTAAATTAAGATATGTTGAGGAAATAAAAAAAATTAATTGGACATAAGATAATTATGTTTAATATGGTTCTTTTTAAAAAAATTTTAATAAAATTATTTATTACTCATTTAATCATTTTGGCAATAATCTTTATGATTATTTTTATGGTTGAATATGAGTTATCTGAGGAAACCCCACTTAAAAAATGGTGGAGGAAGTATATTATAGGAAATGATCCTGAAGAATAGATTTGTCGTAAATTTTTACTATATTTGAGACATGACAGAAGAGGTAGAGGTTTTAGTAGAATTACTTAGGGATGTTTTAGGTAACGAAAAACAACACTATGAATCTAAGGGTCAAATATCATTTGACTGCCCTGTCTGTGCAGCTGAAAAAGGATTGGACAATGGTGATGGTAAAGGAAACCTTGAGATTAACTATTCTAAACACGTATATAAATGTTGGTCATGTGGTGAGACATACGGAACTCAAGGACCATTAGGTAAATTATTTGATAAACATGCCACCAAAGCCCAAAAGAAAGTTTATAACCTAATCAAACCTGAGGAGTTAAAACAACAAGATGCCAAGAAACCAAAATTAAAATTGCCTGAGGGATATACGACCTTTGAGGACTCCAACCCAAGATTTATTCCACATATTGAGGCTTACCGATACCTACAATCAAGAGGTATTACAGATGAGATAATCAAAAAATATAAGATAGGTTATACCGCTACTGGTGATTTTGCCTACAGAATCATCGTTCCTTCATTTAATAAAGAGGGTACGTTGAATTATTTTGTTGCAAGGTCGTGGGTAAAAGGTAGGATAAAATATAAGAATCCAACCGCGGCGAAAGATGAAATAATATTCAACGAAGGTATGATTGATTGGAATAAAGATGTATATTTGGTGGAGGGGGCATTTGACGGATTCTTTTTGGATAACTCTATTGTGATGTTGGGTAAGAAGATGAGCAAGTTATTGTTTGAAACTCTATACTTGAACGCCAAGGGTAACGTGATTATATGTCCTGATGGCGACGCTTGGAAAGACGGATTAAAACTATACCACGAATTAAATGGCGGAGTGTTATATAACAAAATAAAAATAATAAAATTGCCGATTGATAAAGACATCTGTGATATAAGAGGACAAATTGATGAATACTACTATGAAATTAAATGATATTGCGAAAGAGATAAGGGAGATTATTTCTCAAAAACAAACCGAGCTCGGTTTATCGTTTGAGGAAGAAAACCACATCTATACCATGAATGGTAGGACAGACTACCCGTCAGTATCTAAGGTATTAAAGAAATTCTATACAGAGTTTGCGACCGAAGAAATCGCTTTAAAAGTTGCGGGTGGTGACCCACAACGTCAACAAGAACTTATTGAAGAATGGGCTGCGGCAGGAACATACTCAACCAATATGGGAAGTCGTGTTCACTTTGTATTGGAGAGTGATGTTATCAAACGTAACGGAAACTACAAACAAGTAAGACAACCTGAATTCAAATGTGACTTGAGTCAGATTATGAAGGGGGACAATATGATTGTTGCTGGCAAAAAATATCTTGACTTGATGGAAGAAAGGGGGGCGATACTACTCGATACTGAGATGGTCTTGGGTCACCCTGAATTAGGGTACACGGGTCAGCCCGACAAAGTTTGGTTGATGATGAATCGTGACAAAAGTGAATATGGAATTGTCATTACCGATTGGAAAACAAACAAAAAAAAGAACTTTGCCTCCACAAACTATACAAAGAAAATGTTAAAACCATTTGAGAAATATGACGATACCGCACTTGGTCACTACTATGTTCAATTACCACTTTATGGTAAGTTGTTATTAAAAATGTTGGAAGGCACAAAGTATGAGAACATTAAACTATATGGTTGTGTAATATCTCATCTAAAAGATGATAGTTTATATGATGAATACAAAGTTCCTCAAGACATTGTGAATATCATTATGGGTATAGATGTCAAACAATATTTGACAAATCAGAAATAAAGAATTAAACTTATCAAAAATTATATTATGACTAAACTATCAAAATTTACTTATGCTATTATGTTAGCAGTATCATTAATTACAATTACAACCAATTTAATCACATCCGAGTATAACACTGTTATAATGGCGACAGGGACTTTATGTTGGGTTGGGGTTGCGTTTATGATGGAATTACAATGTATTAAACTACAAAAACAAATAGACGAATTAAATGGAAACAATTAAACCAAAAGTTAACTTAAGAGAATGTGAGACAACCAAATGTGATGCTTGTAATAGTATCTACTTTAGAGAAGTAATTTACATCAAAAAAGTGTCAAAATTATTGACAGGTTCCGCCGAGGACACAACAGTACCATTCCCAATTTACAAATGTGATGAGTGTGGTCACATTAACAAAGGATTTAATCCTTTTGAGGATGAAGAGGAAACAAAACTAACATTAAATGATTAAGAGATTAGTACATTTTTCTGATTTACATATCAGACTGTTTAAAGACCATGATTTATATCGTGGGATATTGGAAACTGCATTAAAGGAGTGGGCATCCATCCGACCTGACCGTATTGTGTTCACGGGAGACTTGGTACATTCAAAAAATCAGATGACGCCAGAACTGGTTGAATTCGTTGCTTGGGTGTTATCTGAATGTGCTAAAATTGCCAAAACTGTTGTTATTATTGGGAACCATGATTTCTTGGAGAACAACAATACAAGGTTGGATGCGCTCACTCCTATAATTGATTCTTTGAAGAATGATAACATTACTTATTTAAAGAATCGTGGAGTTTACGAAGATGATAATGTAAATTGGTGTGTCTACTCTTTAATGGAACATAACATTCCACCTGACATTCAAAAATCAGATAAGAAAAACATTGGATTATTCCATGGACCTATCCAAGGACTATACACTGATATTGGGTATAAGTTTGAAGATGGATTTGATGTAGATAAATTCAGTGGGTGCGACTTAGTATTATGTGGAGACATTCACAAACGACAAGTGTTTGATATCCCTGGTAAAAAGAAAGCATATATGATTGGTTCAACCATTCAACAAAATTTTGGTGAGAAGATTACCAAACATGGATATGGTGTATACGACCTTGAATCAGACCAATATGACTTTATTGACTTACCAAACCCTAAACCGTTTTTATCATTCTACATCAACTCAATAGATAACTTGGTTGAAGGAACTGAAAAACTTGTTAACTACTAAGATGAACATCACCCTTGAACTTGATTCAAAACAATACAAAGACCTAACAAGATACTGCGAACTGAATAAGTTCGTACCAGAAGATATTGTTAAGAAATCGTATTTGGAGGGGTTTACGATTGAAAAGTATGGTTTGTTGAGTAAAACGGGTGGAGAACAAGAAAAACGGGTGGAAATTGAGGTAATCCGAGAAAAACGGGTGGAAATACCTGTTGAGGTTATCAAAGAGGTAGTTAAGATTGAGTACGTGGAGGTTCCTGTTGAGGTAATTAAAGAAGTATTTGTGGAGGTTCCTGTTGAAAAAGAGGTGGTCAAAGAGATTCCTGTTGAAGTCGTTGTCACAAAAATAGAATATATTTGTGACAACACACAAGAGAATGAACTGTTGTTAAAAATACAACAGTTGGAATCGGAAGGGCGAGAATTTTCCACTAAAACGACAGAAATGGAAAATATCTTCCAAGATAAAATGTCTAAAAAGGAGCAAGAACTAGATGAACTTAGACAAGAACTAGACAAACAACTAGATAGACCACCTGTTGAAAAGATAGTGGAAGTGGTCGTAGAGAAGGAATCAACCAACAATTCTTTGAAACCGAAGTTAGACGCGTTACAAACAACTTTAGCTAAAGTTAGACAGGAAACGTTGGAGAAAGACAAAAAAATAAGAGAATTGGAACAGACAATTCAAGAGATTCAAAAGTTCCAAGACAATAAACAAGCCGTCTATTTAAAAGGGTCAAACCTTGACGATAAACTATATAAATAAAAAAAAATATGATAACACAAGAAATTTTAGACACATTTGTCTATGAAACACCAGCGGGTTCATTTATTGTAATAGACCCAACAGAACAAGATGGAGCAATTGGTTTTTACCCAACAAAGGAAGTTGCTGAGGGTGCTTTTAAACAGTACATTGAAAATGAGGGAATAATTTTCGAATAAGATATGGTACAATTATTAGTATGGATGATTATGGCTTATGGGATAAGCAACATCTTAGTTTATGGTTCAATCTTTAACGGACCAAGAAATTTCATTAACAAGTGGGGTTCTAACCCAACCGCACCATTCCAAGGATTTGGAGAGTTCTTATCAAAAATGTTGGCATGTATGATGTGTTGTTCAGTTTGGGTTGGATTTTTTTACGGAATTTTCTTATATTCACCTGTACACGAATTACTCGGAGTAACCGATATGGTTTCATGGTTCTTTGACGGTATGTTGGCTTCAGGGTCAGTATGGGCAATCAACGCAATCGTTGAGTGGTTTGAAGAAAATAGACCTAAACAAAATTAAAAACAGACAAAATGGGAAAATCAAAAAAAAGGGGCGGTGAGACCGCACACAGAAAAAGGATTGCCGCGAGAAACCAAGAAAATATAGGTCGACAAAACGCAATACAAAAATTATTTAACGAGTCGATGAAGACTCAACTTGAAGAATTAAAAAAACAACGTGAAGTTGAAATGTCTGGTGACACTCAAATAAAATTATAATGAAATGGGATTTATTCAATCCAATACCAACGTACAACTATAAACACATGGAAACAAAGTTAGATATTACAACTTTGGAGAATCCTTATATCCAAGTCATTTGGGAAGATACTCCAGAAAACTTCACACAAGAACGAATCAAGTCGGTTAAGCAATATTTCCAAAAGAAATATGACTCAACCAACATCAACGTCATAACAAAAGTTAAGACAACAGAAGAGACGCAACAAACAATTGATGTTTCAGTTAATATCATGGATAAGAACTACCAAAAAGAACTTATCAAATCATTGTTGGAATCCAAAGGTCAAGACCAATATTATGACCAAGTGATGAACATTGATTCTGCAGTGGAGAATAGAATGTTGGCTAACGAAGTTGAAGTAACACCATTTAAAAGGTGGTACATTAAGAAGATTGAATTCAGTAACTTCTTATCTTATGGTGAGAACCAAGTTATTGATTTTGATAAATGTAATGGTATTACGGTTGTTGAATCCGACCCACCAAACTTTGGAGGTAAAACTGTTTTGACGGTAGATTTATTATTATTCCTATTCTTTAACACAACGACAAAAACACAGAAGGCAGAAGAAATCTTTAATAGATTTACAGATATCAATAAGGTTAGTGTTAAGGGTGACATCGTAATTGATGGTGAGGAGTATATCATTGCTCGTCAGATTGAAAGAAAGAAATCCAAAGCAGGTGAATGGAATGTTAAAACTGAGTTAGAGTTTTTCAAGAAACTTGCTGATGGTCAACTTCAAAACTTCACGGGAGAACAACGTAGGGAGACCGAGAACTTCATGAAAACATCTATTGGTAGTATGGATGACTTCTTAATGACTATCGTCACCACAGCGTCTAATCTTGAGGATTTGTTGGAAGCAAAGCCGACCGCTCGTGGTCAGGTGTTGAGCAGATTCTTGGGTCTTGAATTCTTAAAAAAGAAGGAAGAAACTGGTAAAGAAATTTACTCAGAGTTTTCAAAAGGTATGATGTCAAATGTGTATAACACAGAATCATTGAAACAAGACAATGAGACATCAACCGAAGAAATCCAACGTCTTAAGAACGAGATTACAGATGCCAACACCAAAATCACGGATGTTGATTTGAGATTACAAAAAGGTCAGGACTACAAAGACAACTTGTTGAAGTCAAAGTACACCGACATTGACCAAGAGTTAATTGTATTGAACCCAATTAAATTACAGGGGGATATCACAGACCTTGAGAACTCAAGTGAAAGAATCAAAGGTCAAATCAACGAGGTTAAGATTGTGGAACCAAAAGAGTTTTATCATGAAGATAAACACGATGCGGTTAAAGAGGTTATCAAATCAAGGTTTGCTGAACTTGTTACCAGTGAAAACAAAGTTGAAGAGATTGAAGACCTTGTTGGAAAATACGGTGATGGTATTCAATGCGAACATTGTGGTATCAAACTCATGGAGGCCGAATTAACCAAGAAGAAAATTGACCAACTTGATGGATACAAAAAACTTGTTAAGGATTTCAAAAAAGAAATAAGTGATTATGAAAAGAAAGAACAATCATTTACGCAACTCAAGAAAGACTTTGATGAGTACGAAAGAAACAAACTTATCAAAGAGAAGTATGAGTTATCATTGGAATCAAATGAGTTGAAATTGGGTCAAGCCAAAGACAAACTTAAACGATACGAAGAGGTTCAAGACAAGATTAAGAAGAACAACGAGGTTGATGCTCAACTTGTTAAAGCTGGATTGAGAATTGATGAATTGATTAACGAGAAACGTGGATATGAAAGAGTCCAAGCGACAAACCAAAATCAAATTGAAAACCTTCATGCTCGTATTGAAAAAAACAATGGTATTATCTTGAAAATTGCCGAAGAGTTTGAACGTGAAAAGATTTACAAAATCTACGTTGATGTGTTTGGAAAGAACGGTATCACCAAGATGATTATGAAAACCATGATGCCGTTGATTAACTCCGAACTTCAAAGACTCCTTCAGGACTCTTGTTTCTTTAACTTGGAGATTCGTATTAACGACAAGAACGAGGTTGACTTTATTATGGTTGATAACGGAACAGGAATTGAAAAACCAATGACCGCTGGTTCAGGATATGAAAAGACAATTGGAGCGTTGGCAATTAGGGCAGTACTTTCCAAAGTGTGCTCACTTCCAAAACCAAACATATCAGTTTACGATGAGACTTGGGGGAAGGTGTCTAACGAAAACTTGGAAATGGTTGGAGACTTCTTTATGAAGTTAAAGGATTATTTTGAGAAAATCTTCGTAATATCGCATAACCCACTCATATCAAATTGGGCGGATAATGTGGTTAGAATTAACAAAACAGATAACATTTCAAAAGTCTCACAATAGTGGGACTTTTTTGTTTAAAAAATTTTTATTATCTTTGTAGTCTAAATAATAAACCATGATCTTAAACCAAAACCAATTATTTAATGCTCAGGAAACTTTAGAAGACTTTAAAGTTTTACTTATAAGATATCAACAAGTTAAAAATGATGAAAATAAATTAAGGGCTTTTTTTGTTAGAAATAGAAATCCACTTTGGGATTTGACAGGATGTAAATTTTATAAGACAGGGTTATTGTCTAAAGAGGCTAAAAAGTTAGACAAGAAAGATTTGGTAGACGACCACTACATTCAAAGAAGTAAGGGACTTAAGTTTGTATTTGCGGAACTTGAAAAAGACCCAAATATGAGTTTGGAAATGTTTATTAACATTGTTAAGAAGTATTCCTCAACAGTAAAACTATCTAAAGAAGAGCATGTAAAAGTTACATCTTTCGCTAAGAAGAATCCTACTTATTTAAATTATGAAACTTATTTGGCTTGTGGAATTAAAGTTGATGGGTTATCGGATATTATTTTAAAATAATTGGTTATTCTAAGAAAGTTTAAATAAATTATTGTATCTTTGTCAAAACAATTAGAATGAAAAAATACCTATTAACAATATTCGGAGAATTTAAATCCGATGAAATTTGTAAAGAAATTGCAATTGCCTTAACACCAGTGGTTGATTCACCAAACCTTAAGTTTCAATTTACGAAAGGTGTTTTAATTTTTCACTTTGCTTCTGAAATGGACATGAGTGATATACATGAGTACTTGGAAATGACATCTTATGATTTATATGAGTCATTCATTTTGTCAGAGTATACTGACAAAGTGTCAGTTTTTATGACAGAGGAAAACAAGAAACATTTGTTTAATTTGGATAAAAATGATACTAATAATGGTATTGAATTGGTATTAACACCTAAGAATGGTATTCAGTATATGGATGAGGATGAAGATGATGAGTTCGTGGCACTTCTTTTGAATGAAGTTAAGAATCACATAAAGACCCCAACTTTAGATCAATTACTTGAAAAAATTAAAAATGAAGGAGTTGGTAATCTAACACCATTTGAAAAAGGAACCTTAGATAACTACAGTAAAAATTAATATATGAAAGAAAAATCAACAATACCAATTAACCAAGAAGAAATTACGGGATATCTTAAAGACATCCGCAAACTACGAGTAATGACACCTGAACGTGAGAGAGAACTTGCGGAAAGAATGTTATCGGGTACCACAACTGAAACTGAGAAAAAACAAATTTATCAAGAGTTGTTGGAGGGTAATCTACGTTTTGTCATCACTGTTAGTAAACAATATCAGAATCAAGGATTAGATTTATCTGACCTTATTGCTGAAGGTAATTATGGTTTGATGAAGGCAATTGAAAATTTTGATTGGACGAAGAGGTTGCGATTCATATCTTATGCTGTTTGGTGGGTTCGTCAATCAATCTTGCAGTCACTAAACGAAAATGCAAGGACCATTCGTCTACCTGTTAATGTGGTTCAAGAACTGCATAGAGCCAAAAAAGAAATGGATGCTGTTGGTGTTGAACTCCCTGAAAAGTTTTCAACATTACCATATACCATTAACTACGACAACCCACTTAATGAAGACGGTGATACATTGTTGGATGTTTTGAATAATCCAAATGCCGAACTTGCGGATGCTAATTTATCAAGTGAAGAAACATTAAAGGAAAAGTTATTGGAAATGTTGAATGTTTTGGATAACCGTGAACGTATTATCATTGAAGATTATTTTGGTCTATCAGGTAATACTAGAACATTAGAAGATATTGGCGGTGACTTTTCTTTAACTAAAGAAAGGGTAAGACAAATCAAGGAAAAGGCTTTACGAAAACTACGAAACGAGACTGGTAGTTTATTCGATTATTTGTAAAACTAATTTAAGGGTGTATTTATTAAGTACACCCTTTATATTTAGGGTAAATTTAAAAATAAAAACTATGAAAAATTTTATACAAAAAAACTTTACAGTTATTGTACTGGTAATTGCATTACTTAGTTTCTTCAAAAGTTGTGGAGACGGAAGAGAGTTAGCTAAAATAAGAAAAGAAATTGAAGCGATTAAAGATTCGACTTACACTAAAAAAGAATTAGATAAAGAATTGAAAATTATGGGATTGGAATCAGAAAAAAGAATGATTCAAGCGACTGATAGAAAATTATTGGACGTTCAAAGACAAACTCAAATTGAAGAGGAAATTAAAAAACTAACTTCAAAGTAATATGAATTGGATTCAAAGAAATTTTAAAAAAATAATTTATGTTGCGTTCTTGGTGCCGATTTTAACGGTGGCTGGTGTGTCAATATCCCACGTAACTTCTTGGTATGGTTTATCCAATCCATTTAGTTGGGCAATTTATTTGTCTGTAGGTATTGAGATTGCTGCCTTGTCAGCACTTGCTGCAATATCAGCTCAGATGGGTAAAAAAGTATATTTCCCATTCGGGATTGTAACCCTTATTCAGTTTATTGGTAATATCTTTTTTGCTTATCAATACATTGATGTAAATTCACAAGCATTTAAAGATTGGATTGATTTGGTTGACCCAATTGTTTCTTATCTTGGTGTTGAATCAGGCGACCCTGTTGGTCATAAAAGATTCTTGGCATTATTTGCTGGTGGTATGTTACCAATTATATCATTGTCTTTTCTTCATATGTTAGTTAAATTTGAAGAAGAAGAAAAGAAAGGTGGTAATAATTTATCACAACCTGTTGTTGGTATAGATGAATTGAGTATTGAAGCAGGTAAAAGAGAAGCTGAAATTGAAAAAGAAAAATATACACCAACTCAAGAAGATTTAGAAAGACTTGAGAAGGAACTAATTAGGGTTAACGAACAAAAGTTTGGAAGTTTAGTTGAACAAATCCAAACAGAACCGATTGAAGATCCGGAGATTAAAAGATTAAGTTACATAAGAAGAGATGCTTAATATTGAAAAATACGGAAACTTCAAAACTACTGGCAAACAAAAAAAGAAAAAACAAATCATCTTGTGTCATACTTCAAGGGAGGTTGAGGAATACTTAGCCTCCCTTAAATATAGATACAATTCTACGTACGATAAAATCCCAAACTACGTCATAACCAAAAATGGAACAGTTTTACAACTGTTACCCAACAACGGATATACCAATTTTTTTACTGAAGACAACATAAACAAAAACTCAATTGTGGTTTGTTTAGAGAATTTAGGGTGGTTAGAAAAGAAACCGCTAACAACCTATCATATTAACTGGAAAGGAAGTATTTATAATCAACAGGTTTACGAGAAAAAATGGAGGGACTTCTTCTTTTGGGAACCATACACAACCAATCAGATTGAAAAAACTGCTGAGTTATGTGGTTACCTGATAAATGAATTCCAAATTAAAAAAAATTGTGTAAGTCATAACACTAAGATTGACGGTGTTGAGAATTTTGAAGGAATTGTTTCAAGAAGCAATTTTAACGAAAAATACACAGATTTAAATCCATCATTTAACTTTGAAAACTTTACAAAACTAATAGAAAATGGGTAATTTACATAACGACAGGTACGACGAAATAAAATCGTTGATTAAAAAATCAAAAATGTTATTTGAGCAAGATACTCAAGATAACATGGCGGCAAGTATTGAAAGTAGAATAGAACAAGATACTGAATACGAGACCGCGGTAGATGACAAGGAAGAAGGTGAAACTCAAACACCTAAGGATAAATCACAAAAATATAGAATATCAGGTGGTATTTTGGCCTTACATGGTAAAGGCAGAAATGATTTGGATATTACAACTGACGAAAAAGTTGCATTCCAAGAAACCATGGATGAATTCGTAGAGGAAGTTTCTGACTTGGCCGACTTTAATACATTAAATGTTTATACAAATAATGTTGATTGGTCGGGTAAAATCATTGACCAAGATATTGAGTTCACATTCACAATTGGTGAAAACAGTGGAATCTATATTAACGGTGAAATGATGAAGGTTGATGAAGATTTCTTAGATATGATAAATAAACTTCAACAATTTTACCAAAAATTTAAATCTAAATGGGGTAAAGTTTTGGCAAATAGAAAGAAAACTAAAGAATCACCAAAATAATGGAAACAATTAAAAATTTTGTAATTAAAAATTATGATACAATCTTATCGGCACTGATAATATTGTTTATATTGTATTGGGCTATGACTATGTCAAACACAAGTACAATGAGCGCTATTGATAAAGCTAAACTTGATTCATTAACAAACGTTGTTAATGAACTTAACAAAGAACAAGATATCTTAGAAGATAAAATTGAACTTATTGACGAAGAAGTTGAAAAGATTGATGATAACATTTCAAAGATAAAAACAAATAAAACAAAAACAGGAAAAAAATATCATGAAGAAATTAATCGTGTTGATAAGTATTCTGAGCCTGAGCTTGACGGCTTTTTCTCAAACAGGTACAAATAATCAACCAACTAAATGTTTTCCTATACCAGTTGTTAAGCAAATCACTAAAGATTTAATTAGCGGTGATTCTGCTAAAGCTCAGTTAAAATTAACAGAACAACAATTGTTAGAAACAGAAAACAAAGTTGTTATGAAAGATAGTGTTATAAGTTTATTAAGGGTTAAAGAAAATAACTATCAAACAATCATTGGCGCTCAAGACCAAAAATATTCAATCTTAGAGGACCACACAAAGAAAGTGGAGTTAAATTTAAAAAAAGAAAAAATCAAAAATAAATTTACATCTGGTTTGGCCGGCATTGCCATTTTAACATTAACCTTTTTATTAATAACAAACTAATGGCACTTACATCAACCGAAAAAAACGAAATTGAAGTGATGATTCGTAAAGAGATTAGAAACTTTATGGACAATAACACAATTAAACAATTTGAAGACAAATTATTAGACAGAATCTCCAAAGAAATCAAGCGAGGTAAACTTGAAGGTGATGTTAAAGATATAACCCTAAGAATGTTCCGTGAATTCTACCAATTTATGTGGATGAACCGTGGTTATTGGGAACCAAGACTTAAAAATGCTTAACTATGAATAATTCTACAACTGAATTTAAAAATGCGATTGATAAAGCATATACTACTCAACCAAATGTTAAATTAAATACCACAACAATTGGTGATGCTTTAAAATATAAATCATCATTTACTGAAGAGTTTGATGATGATGGTAATAAGTATGAAACTTTTTTAAATAAAAAGATGAATACCAAAAAAATTGATGAGGAAAAATTAAAAGGTGGTTTATCTGATAATAAAACTATTGAAGATATCGCAAAAAAACACGACAAAAAAGGTTATTATGATATCAAAAATATGGTTTCTTCTTTGAAAAAAGAATTAAGTATGGGTATTAAAGTTGAAATGGAACACACTAAAGATAAAACCAAAGCAAAAGAAATCGCCATGGACCATCTTTGGGAAAACCCAACTTACTATTCTAAATTAAAAAAAATAGAAACAAAAGAAGCTACAGGATCAGGTTCATCAGGTGCGTATTCAGGACCTGTTTTTGGTGGAGATAATCAGTTTTGGGAAAGAAGTAGATCTGAAAACCCAAAATTAAAAGAAAGTGAAGTTGATAAAGTTGAAGCTAAAGAGGCAACAACATCTGGATCCGTTGGTGGTTATGAATCACCATCTATGTGGGCTAAATCAACAAGTAAAAAAGATTGGGGTCCAAGTAGAAAGACTCAAATACCTGGAGGAGGATTTGTAAAAATTAAGAAGAAATGTACCAAATTTCCATATTGTAATCAGGGTGATATTAATAACCTTAAAATTAGTAAAAACGAATCAGTTAAAGAAGCTATTGAAAACGTGGCTAAAAAACTTGGGGTTAGTAAAGACGTTATCATGACTATTTTAGAACATGAGTATGAAAACGTAGGTAAAAGAATAAAATAAAGATATTTATAATAAAAAATACAAGATGAAAAACTTTCAAGAAAATATTGATAAATTAGTCTCAAAGATTTTAAATGAAGAAATTGAGACTAAAGTTAAACATATCACAGAGACAAAAGGTCAATGGGAAGAAATTAAAATGGATGAGGAACTTAGTGGTAAACAGTCCAAAATTGATGTTGCCGAACCTAAAGGTAAGATAACTGCCGCAGATTTTAAAAAACTAAGAGACGCTAAAGCACATAAAAAAGAAGTTGAAGAAATTTACACTGGTTATGATTCTGAAGAGGAAGAAGTTGAAAAATTATCTCAAAATGAACCAACATATGTTGGTAAAGGTTTAGCTGATAATAAAATTAAAAACAAAATTAGAAACAAAATGTTTGGTTCATTTGATGATGGACATGGTTGGTTTGACCAATCTGACAGAGAACATACAGGTGAATTTGATTTTGATTACGATGAAGAGGAGTTTGAAGACTTTCCATCATTAATGGATAAACACGGTAAAAATCAAAGATGGTTTGCACCAAATGATGGGGAAAAATTCTTTAATCAATATAAAGATAAGTTCGGTGGAAAACCGTTTAGAGTTAGAATTGCTAAAGGGTTGGAAGAAGAAGCTGAGACTGAAGAAGGTAATGCGTTTACAGGAGCTTTAGCTAAGGCTAAAAAATCTGGTGATGATAGTTTTGAAGTTGATGGTAAAGAATATAATGTTAATGAATCTGAAGACAAATGGATTCAAAAAACTAACATGAAAAAAGGTGCGTTACATAAAGCGTTAGGGATTCCTGAAAGTCAAAAAATATCTAAAACTAAATTAAACTCAATTAAGAAAGATTTAATGTCTAAAGCTAAAGGTGATAAAAAATTATCTGATGCGGATTCTAAGTTGTTAAAACAAGTTAACATGGCATTAACATTAGGAAATATTAATGAGAGTAAAAATACTTTATCGTTAACAGAGAATGAGTTAATTGATATGATTGAAAATATTGTTAAAGAACAAACAGTTAAAGACTCATCAGAAAAAAATAATTTTGGTGTTAATAAACCTCAAGGTTTAAAGAAAACTGAAAAAGCTCAAGGTGAAAGTCAAAAAGAAAATGACAAGTATGCTAAAGAAGTCGTTAAGAAAATGAAAGATTACATGAAAGACATGTATATGGGTGGAGGAAGTTATGATGAAAATCCTGACGATTTCCCTCAAAGTAATTACGACATGGAGAAAGAACATAATGAGATGAAGTACCACCCATCAGATGCGGTTGAGGAATACATTGAAGCTTTTTCTTATCCTGGTATGACAAATCTTGTTTATGATGAAATTAAACCAGACGATGAAATGATTTCAAGACAAATTAAAGGTGATTCTAAAAACGGTAATGCTGTAAGTGGAAAAGATGGTAAAGCGTTAGGTAACGTTTCAAAAAGAAGTGAGAAGGTTGGAGAAAGATTTAAAAAGAACTTTGATGAAAATTTATATGGTGCAGAACAAATGAATGGTACTTATAAAAAAACAATCGCACCTGTTGATATTGCTGGGGGTAAAAAACAACCAGGTTCTTTAAAAAGTATTAAAGGAGGCTCAACAGGTAAAGCAAACAAAATCATGAGTCAATTGGAGTCTACAGAAGCTAAAGCAACTAAGATTATCAACGAAGATTTACAGAAAATGAAAAATTTGATATCTTATAATAGAAAAACTCAATAAAAATTCACATTTAATAAAATTAGACTATAATTCTCCATAGAAACAACATTCTATGGAGAATTTTTTTAATTGGATGACTAAGCCAATGCCTCAAGAAGAAGTTATAATATGGTTCAATATTCATAATATGAATTATGAAAAAATTGAATTGTATGGTGATATCTCTAAGTCATTAACCAAAATTATTATGGATACGTATCTCGGAGAAAACATATCTGAGACCAAAATAACGCTATCTGATGAAGATAATGCGTCTCATTTTGAATGGTGTTGGAAAAAAATGATTAATGACTTTAAAAAAGAAAATATTATTATTAAATTAAATGGTGATCACAAAGAATATTTCCAATCTTTTTTTATGGACACATTCTATAATCAATCTAAAACTAGTATAAAACATTCAATCGATAAATTTTTAAATGAAATATTTGACACTGAGGTAACATTTTCTAAATCAGATTTAGATTTATTAACAGAATTATATAAATTAATGGAAAAAAATATGGAATAAATCGTTGATTCTATTTACACCAGAAGGAAAAAACTTACTTTTTAATTATTAAAATAAACAATTACAATTTTTAAAGAAATGGAAACATTAGAACAAATTAAAGTGTTGACTGAATTACTTTCAGTAGATACTACAAAGTTTTTTGGCGGTAACAAAAGCGCAGGAACAAGAGCTAGAAAATCTGCTCAAGAGTTGAAGGCATTACTTCAACAATTAAGAGGTGAAATTTTAGAACACAACAAGACAGAAAAAAATGCATAATATTGATACAATATATCTTTTTATATTTGTTTTCACAATATTGGTGTCATTAAAAAATGTCACAAATTTTTTAGGTGCCCTGTTACAAAAAGAACCAAAACCATTGGTCTATAGTAACAGGGAACTTATCCTCTTAGGAGTATCAATTAGTTATATTATAACATATCTATTACAAAAATGAGTTTTTATAAAGAAATATTACCATTCGTTGAATATATCCATTCAATTAGAAAGTTGGAGACATATCTAAGTTTTGATATGAAGTTCCCAACTAAATGGTCTATACCTAAGAGTATAGTAGATGAAGGACAGGTTATTGGGTTTGAGGTTGATGATCAAAACTCAAAAGGAATAACATTTATTTGTCCAATTGCCGAAAAAGATATGTCAATCACTTTAGTTAAGATTGGTAAGGTAATTAAATTAAATAAAGAAAGAGAGTTAAAAGAAAGATTGTTTAAGCAAACAGTAGAACAACTAAAACAAACTTTTGAAAAAACTGATTTAGATAAATTACAGAATCTATACTTTGATTTTGATGAGGGAGACCTTGATACAGAGTTAGATACAGAATTAGAGAATGAATTAGACAATGAGCAAGACAGACAGGAGTCAACAATTACTGAATTGGTTCAATAGTGAAACACTAAAAGACAAAAGAGAGTTGGATAGACAAAAAGAAAAAATTGTTAGAGAAATAAAGGGGTTAAAAAAAGACGAGCTTTTTCCTAAGCCCGTTAAATTAAGTTTATGGAAGAGAATAAAAATAATACTTTTGGGGAAATAGAAAAATTGGCGTTGATTGCAGAATCAGTCCAAACCCTTTTTAGTGGTAAAGGTACCATTATCTTTGAATTACCTAAAGGTGAGTACACCAATGTCATTAATCACTTTAGAGAGGTTGATAGATACCACAAACAGTTTTCTATTGATATATCAGGAACCGAGTTCCATTTTATTTTGGACGAACAGGATAAGTCGTAAACTTACGATATAAAACTTTTTTATCAAATCCGTTAGATTCTAACAAACTATACAAATATTTTCGTTGAGGGGAGGAACAATCTTTAATAAAAAGACAGTCTCCCCTTTTTCTTTTAAAGAAATATGAAGATAAAGACTCAACAAATCTAGTACACTCTGATTCATTTTTTAGTGAAAATAAATCAATTTCTTCGTCTTTTTGTAGGATAACTTTGTTGTTAAGTACTGATACCATTTTTAACCCATCACCTTTTAAGTGTTTTTTAATAAATTCCTGGGCGGTAATCTTTATCTTATTTCTAACATCATAAATTAAATCTTCTTCTTTGTAATGGTTTATTGATAATATAGACATACCTCCATCTTCTAACTTAACCTTAACACTTCTACCAAACTCATCGGTCATATATACAGGTGCAGATTGATTTACGGACATTTCAATTAATCCTAATTCAAATCTACACTCTTTACCATTCTCAACTAAAACCTCAAAAATTACATCATTAGACTCTTTAATTAACTGTTTAAAATAATTTTTAGCACGAGATAAAGTTATAAACTTCTTTATAATTTTTTTTCTTGTTTTATTCTTAAATAAGACTACCAAATAGTTTGCCATATATGAATAATTATTACGAAATATTAGGAGTAAGTAAAGACGCTACTCAAGATGACATCAAAAAAGCGTACAGAAAACTCGCAATACAATACCATCCAGATAAAAACCCTGATGGCGCTGATAAATTTAAAGAAATTGCTCAAGCGTATGATATCGTTGGTGATGAGAATAAAAGAAAGGATTATGATAATCGTTTGAGTAATCCTTTTGCTGGTGGCGGTAATCAGATGTCATATGAAGATTTTATTAATCAAATGTTTGGTAATCAACAAAACAACCCATTTAACAATACCCAAAGACGAAAGTCAGCTCCTGATAAAATAATTAAAGTTCAAGTTAGTCCAATAGAGTCTTACCGAGGTTCTGATAAAACTATTAATTATATTAAGGATGATAAATGTGACATATGTAATGGGAGTGGAGGAGACCAACAAGTGTGTAATACTTGCAGAGGTGCTGGATTCCAAGTTAAAGCTTTTGGAACTGGTTTTATGACTCAACAAATTAGAACTGCGTGTGGTTCTTGTGGGGGTAGAGGATATACTTTAGTACACAGATGTTATAATTGTGGTGGTAATGGAGTTAAATCCAATGCTCGGGAAATAAATGTTAAATTACCTGTTGGTGTTGATAATGGTCAATATTTAAAGTTGGCGGATTTAGGTGACTTTAAAAATGGTGAATATGGTGATTTGGTTATTCAAATAGAAGTGGTAACTAAAGATGGATTTGAAAAAATAAATAATGACTTGGTTTACAATTTATTTTTAAATTTAGAGGAAGTTAAACAAGATACATTTACAATACCACATCCTGATGGAAATTTAATTATGAACGCGTTAAAAACATTCGACACCTCAAAACCTTTAAGATTGAGAAATAAAGGATATTCAGGTGGAGATATGTTTGTAAAACTAAATGTTAAGTTTGATAGGACTATTTAAACCAAGAAACAATATGTTTAAATAATTCAATTGTTCCGTAAATTGATATGAATAAAATATAAAAACCTAAAAGTATAGTTCCAATTTGGAATGTTCCTGGTCCTTTTTGTTTACATGTTTTACATTCGGATTTTTGTTGTTCGTAGTTTTCCATTATATTTATAATTATGTTACTTGAGCAGATTATTAAAAGAGTTCTATATCAATATCTTGATGAAAAAGAACAACACAAATATAAGAAACCTCGCAAATATAGTCAATCATATTGTGAGAAGACTCCATGTCGTAAAATGGGATTCACTCAAAAGGCGTCCTGCCGTCCATACAAAAATTGTTATAAATAATTTGCTTTTTGAAGTTTTTTTCGTATACTTGTAGAAAAGTAATTATATGATCTCATACATCGGTGGAAAATCAAAAATAGGAAAATGGATAGTTCCGTTCTATCCTGAAGATATGGAAACATATCTTGAAACTTTCGGAGGAATGTTTTGGTGTTTCTTTAACATGGACTTATCAAAGTACCCTAATCTTAAGAAGGTCGTTTATAACGACTTCAATCCACTGAATTATAATTTATTTCAGTGTATTAAAAATCCGACACTATTGTTGGAGGCGATTAATTCTATTCCTTGTCAACAATTTGGGGAAGAAATTACGCCGACTATCTATAAAGAACAATTCAATAACTTTCAATCAGAGTTGTTTGAGAGTGGATTTACAATTAACTACCCTGACTATGTGGTGGCATCAAAGTATGTTTATATTTTAACATCTGTGTTTAGCGGTAGTAAACCTGAGACAAGTTCATTCATTGACTTGAAAGGTAAGTATAAATCAAAATATCTTACATTCAGGGATAAGTTATTAAAACCTGAATGGGTTGAACATTTCTTAAGGATAACAGATGTTGAGAATATGGATTTTGCTGACGTTATTAAAAAGTATGATTCACCAACCACATACATTTATTTAGACCCACCCTATTATCGAACTGAAAATTATTATTCTAATCATGATTTTGGAAGAAAAGACCATGAGAGATTAGCAGATTGTTTAAAAAACATACAAGGTAAGTTCAGTTTATCTTATTATGATTTTGATTTATTACATGAATGGTTTCCTGAGGACAAATATAGATGGGAGAAAAAAGAGTTTGCTAAAGCAGCCGCAGCAAAGAAAGGTACAAAACAAAATATGGGAGAAGAGTTGTTAATATTAAATTATTAAGTTACTTTTGTGTCTTCAATATATTTATAGTATAAAAATACCGCAGATGAAATTTACGTCGTTATTAAAAACAGTTATTCTTGAACAATCAAGATTCGAATTATTATTTGATGCGTTAACTAAACCGTCAAAAGATAAAGAAGGAAATAAGGTTAAGCCAAAGTTAAATAAAGATGAGTTTATCTTATTAGTTAATGCTGACCCTACTACTAGAACTAATAATGTTAACATGTTAACTGCGGATTCTAAAGAACTTGCTAAAGTTAAGGCTGGTAAGTATGTTCAATGGTTAATTAAGAATTATTTATTACCAAAAACTGAAAGACAACCTGGCGATAATGGTTATGAAAAAGAAGTAAAACAAGTTAAAGAAACTTTCATGGAGGACTTATATAAGGTTACTGATGACCTTACAAAGTTTGAAAGATTCAAGAACAGATTACCTCAAGATATGAGGGACATTAATAAACTAACTCCATCATTATTATATGATGCGGTTAAAGACTTTGATTTAACTTTAGCGACAACAACTAAATCTGAAAGAAAATCGGCACCTGTTCATCCTGGTTCTAAATTATTATTTGACGGTCCAACATGGAGAGTTATTGAGATTAAAGATAAGGGAGCGGTTGGTAAAGAGGCAGCTTGTTTCTATGGTGGTAATCAAAAAGAAACTAGATGGTGTACATCAGCACCAGGCCTATCATATTTTGAGAGATACATTAAAGACGGACCTTTGTATGTAATATATAAATCAGGTGATACAGACGTTACCTCTGATACAGGTTTACCAAAAGAAAGATACCAATTCCATTTCCCAAGTAATCAATTCATGGATAAGGATGACCGTCAAATTGATTTGGTTAACTATTTAAACGGACCAATGTCTGAGTTAAAAGATTTCTTTAAACCTGAGTTTGCACAAGGATTAACCGTTGGTGGTGAAAAACTAGTTATTGATAGTTTTAGTCACGGGGCTGTTGGTAAATTTATCGGACTTTACGGTTTAGATGATTTAATTGATAATCTACCATCAACGTTGAAAGAGTTCCAAATTCAAAACAGAGATAAGAATGATGTTATAATTACCATCCCTGAATCTATTGGTAGATTTAAAGATTTGAATATGGTTTTGTTTGACAATTGTGTTGAGAGTATTCCTGATTCAATCTGTAATTTACCTAAATTAAGATTTTTAGCGTTAATTAACAACAAAAAACTTACTGAAATACCTGAGTGTGTTTCTGAATTACCAAACCTATTTTTCTTAAACCTTAAAGGAAGTCCAAATGTTAGAGTACCTGAAAGTGTACAAGCAAGAGGAACTGACATGGGTGGTGGAATGTGGGACCTACAAGACTAATAACCTTTTAAATCTAACAAAATGAATGTTGATGTTGAAATATACATAAATAATATTGTCAAATTTTTTAAGTCAAACCCTAAAGACCTTTTAAATCTCGTTCCAAAAGAAAGAGAAGAAGATTTTTATGGTAAGATAAGAGAAGTTGCAATTGAAAACTCAGACAAGGGAAAGGATGCTCCATTAACTCAAAAACAAATGATTGACATATGTGTCGTGCTTAACGGTAAAACACCAAAAGAAGATAAAGTTGTTGAGGAAAAACTTGAGAGTTATATTATGGGGACAAAATTTGGACCTATGTTTTTAAACTAATAAAAAAAAAATATGATATCATTAATTTTAGTAATTTTAGCGGGAATTTTAAATGCCGCAATGGATATTATTGTATCAGCGATACGATATAATAAAAGTGTGTTTATGATGTTACCCAAGAAATGGGAGACATTTTTTGACTCAACAGTTTCTTGGAAGAATAAATGGAAAAATGGGGATCCAAATCAAGGTGAAAAGTTTTTTGGATCAAGTACTTTTTTAGTGTGGACAACAGACGCTTGGCATTTGGCTAAGACAACAATGTTGTTTCTACTTTCAATGGCAATTACATTTTATACTCCTTTAGTGAATAAGAATATTGATATTTTTATTTATTGGATAGTATTTGGTTTTACATTTGAAATGTTTTTTAGTAAATTTTTTATGAAAAAAAAATAAGGTATAATATCATATACTTTATTAAAACAATTTTTAATTATGGAAACACCATATATAATAAAAGATTATGAACAAAGAGAAGGTTTTTTGGCTAGAAATCAAATCTTAATACCTAAAAAAGGATTTGACGAATATCTTAAAGATAAAAAAATGAGTCTTGTTTATAGTGAATCAACCTCTGATTTCGAAACTGGTAAAATATCATTTGAGTCTAAAATTTATAAAACACAACAATCGTTTTATTTAAACTTATTGTTTGATGACGATGGTAGTACTAATATGACAATATATTATAAACAACAACAGTTAAGTGAATTAACTATATTTGTAACACAACTATTAAAACAATTTAAAAATTATTCAAAATAAAAAATATGGAAATTACATCAAAAGAATTAAAAGAAAAAATTAAAAATGGTAATAAAGTTATTATTGATTTCTATGGTACATTTTGCGGACCTTGTAAGGTGATGAAACCTATGTTTGAAGAAGTAAGTCAAATGACTATAGAAAATAGGTTACCTGTAGAGTTATTTACGTTTAACATAGAGAATGACAGAGAGTTTATTACCGAATTAGGGTTAAGAAGTGTCCCAACAATTAAAGGATTTTCAAATGGAAAAGAGGTTTTTTCAGAGATTGGACTTAAACAAACAAACGCCATTTTAGAAATGGTTAATAATTTAAACAAAATATGAAAGATTTAAGTGTTGTAGTTTACACAATGAAAGGGTGTCCTTTTTGTACAGACTTTAAAGAAATGTTAGTCAAAGAAAACATTGAGTTCTTTGATAGAGATATTGATGAATATAAAGAAGAATATGATTTATTTGTTGAAATAACCAATAATGATATGATTCCTTCGTTATTAATTATTGAAGGTGATGAAAATTCTCACGAATCATTTTTATATGCACCTGAAAGAAACTACAATGAGTTAACTGAGGCTCTTGATATTATCAAAGGTCACAGAAAGAATGTTGGTATAATTTAAAAAATTATAAAATCTTTTATTCTTTTTTTAAGAAAATCATAATCCTGAAGTGGGTTGGTTATTTCAATAGACCAATCCACTTTTTTTATGTCCTGTTCTAACCAAGACATATCGAAGTCAAATACATCAAGAATTGCTGAAGTTAATACCATATCAACATCATTCAATTTAGTTTTAACTAAAAATAATTGGTCACCAGACTCGTCTTTTTTGGTTGACATTTCAAATACCAATGTGGATACAGGGTATAATGATGGTATATTGTAGAATATGTGTTTACCATAATAATATAATAATCTACCTTGATTCAATGAATATCCATGGGGAAATTCAGAACAAAAAATTAAATTGTTGCTTTCAGTTATAGGTTTTAGAAAATGTCGGTAATCATATGAAACTGTAGAATCTTCTTCAAATGATTTTATTTGTGAGTTGTGATAAGAACAATTGTTAGTATTATGATATGCAAAGGTTAATGATTCTGATGGTTTTAACTTTGAATCATACTCAATTAAATCTATTATATGTGTAAGTTTTACCTCACCAATTAAATCTTCAAATTTTATGATAAATTCATCTTTAAGTTTACCGATGTTTAACGGTTCGTTATATGTTGTTTTACCTTTAATAACGTAAAAGTTAAAACAATCAACAACTTGAATTATACTCTCTTCTTCTTTAGGTATTTGGTTTAAAATGAAATCTGCGAACAAATTTACAAGGGATAATCTACTAACAGGTGACTTTAATATCATTAGTTTTAGTTTTTAATATTTATTGTTTTACTAATTATAATAAATTTAATTGTAAAAACAAATAAGTTTTTTAAGATAAAGGAACTATTGGGTGTTTACTTGAAGAAATTATAAAAGAAAAGGGACTAATTTAAGTCCCTTTATTTATTATATCTTTTATCTCATCTACGGAATCGTATAACATTTTTAGAAATCTTGGCCACATATCAGGATTAAATTTCTTAATTGTATTGATTAAGATTAAATAATATGGTTCTTTATTATTCATAAATTCACTTGTTTCAGGATATTCAGTTGAAATATTTGCTAATAAGTTTGCAATTCTTGTATCTTCTAAACCTTCATCACTTATTCTATTAATAACATCTAAAGATAATCTTGATAAAGGTTCACTTTTAGCGAAATAGTTAAGGATATTGTTTAGTGATTTTAAAAGTAATTGCCTGTTTTCAACTTTAATTACCCCATCATTTCTTCTTCTAAACTCATTAACTAAACCTTCTAAAAATTCATTTGTGACGGATCTAAATTCAACAGGATGACCCCAATATTTCTCATCAACTGTAGGGTCATAATCTTTCCAATATTTGTCATTAGACCTTGTAGTAAAGTTTGGGTCGGTTGCATGCATTAATTCATGGTATAGGGTTAAAAATAAATTCTTTTTTGAACCAAATAGTTTTGGATTAAGTTGCATTACAAACTTTTGAGGGTTTCTTGTTGTTTTTGGGTTTAAATCCATTTGACCGTAATTTTTATATCTTGGATTTAAAAATATTCTAACTTTACCTTCACTACCATCTGCGGTTATGAATTCCATTTGGTCTACCTCAATCTTTCTTGGGATTTCTTTACTACGTAAAGTCCATAATCTATCAGTTAACTCCAATAGTTTGGTATAGTCTTCAGGTGACAATTTATATCTTTTTTGTTCAGATATAACGTTTGATAGTATGTTTATAAACTTAATCATTCTATGTTAAATATAATCTCTGAAGTACATGTTGATGTTTTTATCAACTTTTCTTGAATCGGGATAATCAGGAGGGTAAACAGATAAACAATCCATACCATCTTTTAATAAACTCAAATAAGAACCCCAATATTCCAATGTACCACGATTATACCCTTTATTATCACCTAAATAATCGGTAATATAACTTTCAAAGTTATGTATTGGTGTTCTAAATTTTTGAACTTCAGTATCTTTTTTGTATATATGTGGTCTTGTTACCCATTCACCTTTTCCAAAGTAAGTTAAAAGTTCGCTCCAAACATCTTCATATAATTCTTCTTCATATGCGTTATTGTAAGCCGAACCATAGATACTATATAACTCACCTTTTAATTCATCAAGTTCGTTATCCATTAGTTCATTCATGGTCTCTGAATTATCAACCACTTGGTCTATATTTGATTGGTCAATAATAACATATTCAGGATGACCCTGTTGTTGGGCGTAATCTTCAAGTAAATCGGTATGTACTCCAATTTGTTTACCTTCTAACGATTTAATAATATATTCTTTTAGGCGTAATAAGTTTTCTTTAGTTAGTTCTTCAATTACGTCACGATAAAGATTGTCAGTTAAATCATAAGAACCCCAACCATAGGAATGACTATCATACTCACCACTTAATAGTGACTCAACCGTATCTTTTGAAAGGTCGTTTCTATTTCCACTACAAAATAATTCGGCAAGGTCTCCCTGATTGTCAATAACCAAATATACTTCACCATTAACTAATTCAACATCACCTAAATACTTTAAGACATATTTCAAAAACTTCTCATTATTGGTTTCATAATAAAATAATAATAACTCATTTTGGTATTCTTCCGCAAATCTTCCTTCAGGGTCTAATTCATCTAATAACCCTCTCTTATTGACAATCTTAAGGAATGTTTCAATGTCGTTGATATACTTGATAAAATCAGTATCACCTTCATTAAACATTTCAATTAACTCATTAATATTCATAATATATAAATACAAAAAAAGGGGTAAAATTTTACCCCTTTCATAATTTTGTTAAATGTAAGACAATTAGTTACTTGTCTTGTTCACATTGTAGTACTTTTCAATAGTCTTTTTGATTGCACTTTTAACACTTTCTGTTGTTTGTTGTTTCTGTGCTTGTGCTGCTTGTACTTGTTGAACAGTAGGCTGTTGTGATTCGTTTCCTTTATTTTTGCATCCGCATCCTGACATAATTTTTATTTTTTAATTTTAGTTTATTAGTTTAAAGTTATGTTTATAAATAGTTTTTCTTATGGAACCATTATAACCATTGTTTACTTTTACCCCTCTTAATGCCGATGATAATTTAACTCTAACATAAGATGGATTACCTTTTGCAAATCCAGTTTCTATTAAATAATTTGCACCATCAACCAAAGTTTCAAATATAAATTCTTCATTAGTTTCAAGATTTGTTAATGAAAATTTATTTATATTCCCATTCTTATTTAAATTATATTTTGATAATTTAATTTTCACTTCATCATTAAATGTGTTTCGTCTAAATTCGTTTACCGATGCTAAATTATAACCATTTTTAAGATTATTAGATTCATATAGTGTAATAAATTTATTTTCAGTTTCAATTAACTCACTAGGGTCACAATATTCAACAATTTCAAATATAAAAACACCTTTACCATATTTGTTATATGATTTTTGTAAATATTCATTATCGTGAATACCTTTATCCAACATCCAAAAATGTTTATATTCTCGGTTTGAAATATTAACACTACTACCAATGTAAACCTTGTTATTAATGGTGTTAGTTATTTTGTAGATACCAGAATTCATAAAAATTGAAATTGTTCTTTCTTAATAATAAATACTATCTTTGATGAAATATAGATACAAAAGAATATTTATCAAATAAAAGTGTGATGGATTTTTTAAAATTAATACAAGAAGGAAGAGTTGATGACTTTAAAGTCAAGTATTCTCAGAAATTTGGTGGGGACAATGTAAATAAGATTATTGCGTCAGTTCCACAAAAATATTTGGATTGGGTTGGTAAGAACTTAGATGTTGTAAACTTTGACGAAACGTTCGGTAAAACTACCGAGGCATTAAATAAGTTTGAAAAGATTTCAAGTAATTTACCTATAACTGATTTAAGTCAATACAAAAGTGTTGGTCAGTTATTGGGGGCGTTAAGTGAATATGATGGTAGACAAAGAAGAAATGTTAAGAAGGTTGAGGGTGGTAATGTTGTTTATGATGATGATAGGTTTTTTGTTGTTAATCCACTAACTCACGAGTCATCTTGTTATTATGGTCGGGGAACCAAATGGTGTACTACCGCTGAAACGGATACACATTTTAAAAGATATAATGAAGACGGTAAATTATTTTACATAATAGATAAAACCCTCCCAACCAATGATCCTTTTTATAAGGTAGCACTTCTTAAAAAGTTCGATGGGGATAAAACCTATTATGATAGTAAAAATGAAACCATTAAAAATGGGTGGATATTAAATACAAATAAATTAAATGAAATTTTAACATCAATTGACGAGTATCTTAATGCTGAATATGCCCAACAAATAAAAATATTCTCAGACAAAGAAGCCGCTAAAAAAGAAAGAGAAAGACTTGATAGATTGAGAATACAAAGAGTTCTTCAAGATAGAAGAGAAGAAGCGCAAGAAAGAAGATTGGAAGGTGAGTGGGAGTTAGGTCCTGACTGCCCTGACGTAGGTTTGAGGGCACATGCATTACTCAATTCGTTAGCTTCAAATGACGATGTTGAGATTATCACCAATGAAGATCGTGGTGAAATTGCCAGAATTGAAAATGAAATTCAAAGACTACAGACAGAATATGATAATGATGAAAATGTTAGACAAGATCTATTGGATGAGATAAGTGAATTGGAAGATACTTTGGAAGAACTAAAGACAAAAATTGATGTTTATAATATTGTCCCAACTGATGATTATTATGATACAACTGTTTTTGAAGTAATTGACGAACCAAATCTTGAAAATAATAGATACGCGGTGGGTGATGAAGATGAAATGCAATCAAGTGCATATGAATCTGTTGAGGAATTAATTGACGATATTGGTTATAAAGGATTCAACGAAAATTTTGCAAAATATTATATTGATGAAGCTGAGGTTATTCGTTATGCTGAGGATTTGTTTGAGGACGATGTTAGAGAAAACCCTGATTCATATATTAATGAAGATATGAGGATGTTATCGGATGACCAAGAAGATAGTATTAAACAATTGAGATTTAGAATATCTAAAGCTGAATCTATGATTAACCGATTTGAATCTGAAATGGATGGTGAGAATGATGATGATTTACAGGAAAGAATTGATGAGATGAATGAGGTAATTGAAGAAATGAATGATGAGATTACAGATATTGAATCAGACCCTGAAGGAGACTTTCCTGAAGACGAAATTGAAAATGCAATTAAAAACAGACTTTATGATATCAAACGTGATGTAACAGGGTTTATGGAAGAATATGGATTGAATTGGGAAGATTATATTAATAGGAGGGAATTTATTGATGGTGTAATTGATGAGGATGGTTATGGTGTTACTTTAAATCGTTATGATGGAAGTGTTGATGATGTGAGAGTTCAAGACCAATTGTTTTATGTTATGAGAATTGATTGATTAGTATAAAATTTCAATTATTATTCCTGTATGGCGAGAAAAAAGAAAATGTCATTTAAATTGAATCCTGAGTGGATGTTAAAAGAACCATTGGATTTTGAATACAACAAGTACACCTTGTTGGACTATATACAGAAATGCGAAAAAAGCCTTGATAGGTTTGAAATATATCCTGATTTTATTGAATTGTCATTACACTTGGCAAACATGCAATCGTTAACAAAAGAACATACCTTATTATTAACGAACAAGAAGTTCGAGTCATGTGATGATGAAATCATGTTGAAAGACTTATACCCAAAAAAACCTCGCCAACTTTCCGAAGAAGAAGAAAATGAGTTAACCAAAACAATTCAATATTCAAATAACAAATTATACGACACCTTTAATTTTGCCAAATCAATATGGAACTTAGCGTTTGATAGTGTTGAAATTTCTTTAAAAAAGAACAAAGGTTTTTTATCCTCAGGAATTGGTTATGTGTTCTATTACAGAAAAAAAGAAAACAAAGTATTTGTTTGGGAGTATCAAATAAAAAGAGACCGAAAACAACCAAATAGTAATAAAACAACTCTTAATTTAATATATGGGAATTCACCTGAAGACATAACATTATCTTCAATAATTGAAACCAATTCATCATTTGTTAAATCTAAAAATTATAAGACATTCCCTGTATTTGAAATGCAGTGTAATCAAGACTTTCCAATGGAACAGACAATAGTTCCAATAATGAAAAGAAAAGTTATAGCATACATTTTTCAAATTCTTAATATTAGTAAAATAAAAAATTTTGACTCTGAGTAATATTTTTTTTATAATTGGTTATCATGGGATTTAATAAGAGATATATAAACCACCAAAATACCTTAATTGCTCTTCAATCCAACAGATTAAAGGAGTATTATGGAAAAACTGATGCATTTATTTTCCAAGATTATGAAAGCGAAAAGATTTATGACTTATTTGTTGAAGGTAAAACAGAGAAAGAAATATTAAAAATTATTCAAAAATAATATGGAACAAAAAATTATCAAAAACTTATTGGGTAAACTCAGGCAACCCATACATATCGATTACATATCGAAATACATCCTTAATCAATCAATGGATGATACCATAAATTTAATTAATAAATTGGTTGAAGAAAATATTATAGAAGAATCAAAATACGCGAAGAATTATTATGTGGTTAAAAGTATATAAAAAATAATATGGAAGAAAAAGAAATGGTTAATCACCCAAGTCATTATGGGGGAGAAAGTAACCCATATGAGGTAATTAAAGTTATTGAGGTTTGGAACCTTGACTTTCACCTTGGTAATACTGTAAAGTATATTTCAAGAGCGGGAAAGAAAGGTACAGATAAAGAACTTCAAGATCTAAAAAAAGCATTATGGTACCTTGAAAGAAAAATACAAAATTTAGAAAAAAATAAAATATGAGAGAATTAGAAAATATTATTAACACCATAATCAATGGGGATTCCGTACAAGTTATGAAAGAAATTCCCGAATCGACAATTGATTTGATAGTTACAAGCCCAAAATATAATGTGGGTATTGATTATGATAGTTGTGATGATAGGATGCCAATGTCTGATTATTGGGAATGGACAAAAGAATGGTTAACTGAATCTTTCCGACTTTTAAAGGATGATGGTAGGGTTGCTATAAACATTCCCTACGAAGTTAATGTTCAAGATAGAGGAGGTAGGGTTTTATTTATGGCTGAGTTTTGGTCAGTGATGAAATCTGTCGGGTTCCAATTCTATGGGTTAGTTGACCTTGATGAGAACTCACCACACAGAAGTAAGACTACAGCTTGGGGTTCATGGATGTCACCAAGTAGCCCATACATTTATAACCCAAAAGAATGTGTAATATTAGCCTATAAGAAAGACCGTATTAAAAAAGTTAAAGGTGAACCACAATGGAAAGCTGAAATGGTTGATATGGAACAAGAAGATGGTACTGTAAAAACTAAAGCGGTTTATCAAGAAGAAGACAAGAAAGAATTTATGTCTTTGGTTTATGGTCAGTGGGAATATTTTGCGGACACAAAACAACAAACCAAAGCCACATTTTCAATGGATGTTCCAATAAAGGCCATTAAGATTCTTACTTATAAAAATGATATTGTTCTCGACCCATTCGCTGGCAGCGGAACTAGTTTGGTTGCTGCGGAAACCTTGGGTCGTAGATGGATTGGAATCGAACTGAGTGAAAACTATACCAAAGTTGGACAAGAAAGGGTACAACATTTTATTGATTTAAATAAACAAACTAAAATAGAGTTTAAGTAAAAGGGTTTAACGACCCTTTTTTTTGTTTTATGGATATTTATAATTAAAACAAAAAAATGAGTCAAATTATAATAACTGAAAAACAATTGGGACTTATCACCAATAAAGTTTTAAGTGAACAAAAATCCAAAAAAGGAACCATTAATGAATCTTTATTTAGTTTTGAAAATATTTTAATGGCTGCAGGGTTTGTTCCTGTTGTTGGAGAAATTGCTGATATTGCTTTAATATGTTACTACCTCTATAAAGGTGAAAAATTATACGCAGCGTTAATGTTAATAGCGTTAATCCCAACCGTTGGTGATTTTATTGCTAAACCGATTATTAAATTATTCAAAGGGAGTGGAGGAGGAGCTGCGGCCATGAAAGCAGGAGGTAAAACATTAACAGAATATTTGGCAAAAAACCCTCAAATAGCTAAAAAGTTTAGTAGTTTAGGTAAATACGTTAAAGAACCTGCAGTTCAAAATACAGTTAAAGGAATTGAAAAAGTTAGTCCGGGGTTAGCGTCAAAATTAAGAAGTGGTTTAGATATGATTACTGGTAATAAAGCTTTAAGTGGAATTAAGGCAGGTGGTAAAGAGGTTATCGCAGGCGGAAGTTTCAAAACAGGATTAAAAGATTATTTCCAAGGACAAAGATTATCTAAGTATTTTGAAAAACGTGGTGTTCTACCTGAAACAGGCATTAAAAGATGGTGGTTGAATGTTGGAGCAAGACAAGATAGAAGAAATGCTTTTAGACAATTTATTGTGGCAAATAATTTATTAGCTTACTTTGGAATACCATCATTATCTACTTTTGAAAGAAAATTATCAGATGATGCCGAATTTAGAAAAAAAGTTGCAGAAGACCCAAAAACAAGTGATTATATCGCACAAAACTTTGAAAAAGGAGATATGGTGACAAAACAACAAACCCCTGAAACTACACCATCTAAAGAAGAAATTGACCAATACATTAAAAATAGGAACTCAGGTAACTCTGCAAGTTCATTGTTTAATATGGGAAGTATTAATTTAAATAATAAAGACGGATTCTCAAATATTTTTACTACAATGTTTGGGGGTTCTCCACAAGTATCATAAAACTAAGTATAATAGTAAAAATATGGCAAAGAAAATTATAAAATTAACTGAAGGTGATTTAATGAATATCGTTAAAAGAGTCATCCAAGAACAGGATGAAAATTACAAAATTAATATCGCAATCCAATGTTTCTTAAATAAAAAAGGAATTAAAGATGATGCAGGACAATCATTAAAATTAGATGGTAGTATCGGTAATTTACCTAACTCTAAAAGTGCTCAAGCAATTGCAAAATATCAATCAAGTATTGGTGTTGATAATGATGGAGTATGGGGTTACGAGACTAATACTAAGATGACACCAAAAGATAAAATGATATACAAACAGTGTATTTCTGACCACGGAGACATAATTGATAAAGGAATGCATTTACTTGGAATTGACTAATTAATGAAAGGAAGAATAACGGAATCAGGAATACGTGATATTTCAGCCTTAAGAAAAAGATATCCTAAAGCAGAAATATATTTTCACCAAGATTTAGATGGTGTAACCACTGCGATTGCAATGAAGAAATACCTTGAAGATAATGGTATTGACGTTATCAATTCACATGTTATCCAATACGGTGATAAAGAATTTGCGGTTAAAAAACTTGACGCAACTGGTGATGTTATGCCAGTATTGGTTGACTTTGCTCACGGTAAACCAATGTTCGTTATTCATACTGACCACCACGACAGACAAGCAGGTGCGGAAGGTACCAAGTCCACATCATTTAGACAATCTCGTTCAAATGTTGAAACAATATCTCAAGTAGTTTCACCAAAAGAATTATTCCCATCTTCAGATATATTATTAATCAGTACTGTTGACTCGGCAGATTATGCAAAATATGATATATCACCTGATGAAGTTGTGAATTATATTTTTAAATTAGATAAAGATAAGTCATTACAAAAAAATAAAATGTTAATGGGTCTTGTTATTAACAAGTTATTATTGGCATTTAAAAACAAAAAAGGTTTCTTAGAAGGTTTAGTACAAAATTCAGAACCATCTTTATTGTCTATATTAACAAACATTAAAGATTGGATGAAAAAAACTAATGCCGCAAACCCCAAAGAACTACAAAAGAATGCCGAGGCATATAAAGAAACTATGAAAGGTTATCCTAAAGTTGAGGATAATATTATATTTCAATATGGTGGAGGTTCTATGATTAAGCCAGGTTCTTATGATAGGTATACACCATTTAGGAACAATCCTGAAGCTGACTTTTTAATTATGGCTTGGCCAATGGGGTTAGTACAAGCATCTTGTAATCCTTTCAAAAAAGAAAGAGAACTTAAAGGTGTTAATTTAGGTGAAATCGCTCAAGAAGTTTTATCTAAATGGGAAGACCAATTAAAACAAAGAACAATTCCATTATCTACAATCAAATGGGTTAGTGAAACATCTGCAGTTCCTGAGAGTGTTGGTTTTACATTTAAAGATTTTGAAGCTTTATATGGTGATAAGTTTACAACCATGGAAGGGGGAGAAGGGGTTTTAGATCATATTAATGATATGATGGAAACTCCATTCACCGAATTAACTGAAGAGCATAGGGAAATGTTAGACAAGATTGGTATTAATACTTGGGATTTAATTCAGGCCAACTCAGGTGGACACAAATGTATTACAAATATATCTGGATTAAATTACTTAGGTAGAAGTAAAAGACCACCACAAGGGCAATATAGATATGACTCTGAAAAAGACGATTCGCCTTCAGTTAAGTTCACAAAGATGATTGCTCACGAGTTTGAGAGAAAATTAAAAGAAAAGATTAAAGAGTCTAAGTAATAAAAAACTTTATTTTTTATTAAAAATAATTATTACACTATTTTTTTATTAATAAACTAATATTTTATTAAAGTATTAGTTTATATTTGAACAAAAAAATAGCGTATGGAAAAAATAGTTTTAGGTAAGATTATAAAAAAGATTTTTTTATTATCTGTATTAATATTATCATTAATCGGCGTAACCCAAAAAGAAGTAAATGCTTCTCACGTTGTTGGTTCCGACATATCTTATGTCTGTACAACCACACCAGGTGTTTATCGTGTTCAGTTTAAGATATATAGAGATTGTCAGGGTGTTCAACTCTGTGCCAATTGTCCCACAAGTTTAAGTCCTTCTTGTAATATTCCAATTATATTGACAGGTGGATCTGCACCTACAGGTTCAGGTTTACCAACAAG